CATCTTAATCCATAATTTGCATTGTATTTACCAATTACTTCACCCTGACCAAATTGTCTATACATTTCATACATAATACCACGCTGATATTTTGTAAATTTTAATAATGGATTACCAATACCGGAATAAAATAAAGGTGGAAAAAACATTATTTAACCTTTGTAATGTATATTGTTTTTTCAACACAGAAATAAGAAATAATGTTTATGCCTCTTTTAAATGAAGTTTTATCAAATTCATTTATTTTAATTATTTCTTGACCTGATAATGTAGTTATTTCTAATCCATTATCGTGTCTAACATCAATTAAAATAACACCACTAACACATCTTTTCTCATCATTTACTAATACACCAGATTTTGGATTTTCATAATTAACAAATATTTGAAAATCACGAGTATCTGAAACTGTTTGAAAATTCTGAACTGATTTCCAATTTTCTGAAGGCAATAAAATTCCAGCACCATCGTGAATATTTGTTCTAATTGTTGAACTTATATTACTAGGACTAAATGAAGATAAATCACGTTTTACTATAACATTATCAACATTTATCGCTTTTTCCGATAATTTATCACCAAATGTTTTTTCTTGATATTTAATATATTGATTAGGTTGAAGTGACATACTTTGAGTTATATCATTATTTCTTAAGAAGAAGTTATATTTTAACCAAATATCATTCATTCTAAAATCACCATACATACAAATTCCAAGATAATTAGTATATGTTAAAGTTGAACTATAAGGAATTTGAAAACCTAAATCAACAACATCTCTAATTTTTAATGTTTTTGAAATACCATTACCAGATATTTTAATAGGTGATTGCAAAACAAAATAAACTGAAGTATATTTATAATCTTTATAAGGAAAATCTAATTTTGACTCTCTATTTTCTTTTATAGTAATACCATAATCAAATTCAAATGTAAATACTTTTGAATCTAATGTAACATTACCTTTAAATTTTCTTCCAAATCCGTAATTATTATTGTCAACCGATTTAAGATTTAAACACAAATATGAATCTTCTAACATTAATGTTGTATATCCAAATGTAGTAATATTGAAATTTGTTTTAAAATAATTCAATAATTTTGTGTTATCATTATCAAAATATAATCCTAAATTTACTCTTAATACTTTATATATTATAGATTCATCTCTATAATCAAAATCATTTTCTAATGGATTTAAAGCAAATGTTATTTCAGTTAATTTTGTTCTATCTGAAGTTATATTCTTGTTTGTAGTTTCTGTTTCACCATCTGTTTGATCATATATCATAGTCATTGGCACATAAGGATTCATATTATTTTGTTTTCTCAGTAACTTAGAAGTATAAGTATCTAACTCATTTTTTATTTTTTCATAATCAGTATTATCTTTTGAATCTATATACAAATCAGGTAATGGAAAAAATAAGTATTTTCTTTCTAATGTTTTATTCTCAGGTGAGTTTTTAATTTTTAAATAAAATGTGTTTTCACCTTCATTATTTATAACTTCAATATTATTCAAATCAATATAAAATTCTAGTTCTTGAGAAGTAGCATCATATTTAAATCCTTCAGACTCATAAGATATTTTATATTTCTTACTTGAAACTTCTTGAACTGTTGCAAAATATGAATCACAAATAACACTTAGAGTGTCATTGATGTAAAACACAAAGTTTAATTTTCTACATCTTTGATCATTTAAAAGAAATACATTATTTTTGAAATATTCTGCAGTATATTCACTTTCAGATAAACGTATATCTTTATAAAATTTGATGTATATATTATCTTTATCATTTAAAATAAACTGAGTATTTGATTCTTTTGATTTTATATCTTTATTCCAAAACACTAAAGGGTCATTTAAAAATTGTTCTGGAAATGCAGAATTGGTTATTCTAATATCTTGTTGTGCTAAAACTTCAGGACAACTTTCAATAGTTCTTGAATTATATCCATAATTATCAGTAATACCTTCTTCATTAGAATTTAATCTTTTAATTTTTGGATGCTTTTTAACATCAGTATTTTCTGTGATTTCCAAAGGTAAAAGATCATATTTTGTGTAAATATCATCAAAATCATGATTTTTATTATCCTTCATTTCTTTTATTTTTGTATCTACTTCTGCTTTACTATAAGTTTCTGACTGTCTATAATAATCAGTAAGTTGTGATTTTATTTCTGTTATTTTACTATCAATTTCAGTAGCTTTTTCACTTATTTTTTGTTCTGTTTCACTCTTTGCATAATAATCATCGTGAATTTTCTCTTTTGTAACAAAATTATTATCTATTTCATCTTTATTGTAATATTGTGAAGCATTAAATGTTGGAATAGAAGTAATTTTTGAATCTATCTCTGATTTGTTATACACTTGATGTTTTTGATATACATCAACTAATTTAGCAGCGTTTGCGCTTACTTGATTCTGTAATGATGAAATTTCTGATTTTTTAACAAAAGCATAATCTATTTGTGATTTTTCATAATATCTTGTAAAATCAGGTAATTCTGATTTTTTAGCATAATCATGAAGTAAAACATTTATATCAGTTTTATTATATGTTTCTGATTTTTTGGCTAATAATGAAACATCTGGAATTTTTGCTTCTACTTCAGATTTAGAATAAGTTTCTGTTTTAGGATAATATAATGCTGCATTAAAATTTCCAGCTGATGCAACTTTAGAATCTACTTCAGATTTGTTATAATATTGTGAAGCATCAAATGTTCCACCTGCTGCAACTTTTGCATCAACTTCCGCTTTTGTATAATATGAAGATAAATCAACTTTTACATTATGTAATAAATGATATATATTTGATACATCATCTTCCACATCACTTAAATCAGAATTTGTTGAATTTAATTTTTCTTGTAATTTAGTGATTAAACTATTTAATTCAGTTGTTTTATTTAATAAATCATTTTGTGTAACTAATCTTGAAATTTTTTCATTTATTTTAGGTTCTATATTTTGAGCATATTCTTTATTAATTTCATCTGTAAATTCAGATTTTTTAAGATAAAGTTGTAAATTGTTTAAAATTTCATCTATTTTGGCTTTATTGTTTGTTACATTTGTGTTCAAATCACCTAAAGAATTATCTTTAATTAATTTATTTAAATTAGCAATATCTGAATTTATTTGTGCAAAGTTAATAGAATTAATAGTTGTTTTTAATTCTGAATATTTATTAGTTAAATCTGTTTGAATTTCTAGATCTTTTGCTTCTAATTGTGTTTTTGCATTTTGTAAATCTGTTGCAATATAAGTATAATCAATTGCAGATATTTTATCATTTAATGCATTAAAATTATTATCTATTTTTTTATTAATATCTGAATAATCAATAGAATCTACAGCTAATTGTATCTTAGAATCAGTTTCAGATTTAGTATAATACAATGAAAATTTTGTGTTTATAGTAGCAATTGAATTATCAATATTATTTTTATAATTTAAATAATCTCTTTTCATCACAAAATCAGATATTTCATGATTATCAAAATTTAATGCATTTCTGACTGTTCCTTGTTCATTAACAAAATCACACTTAGAATTTAATACATTTCTTAAATTTGCAATATTATCAATTTCTAAAGAATCAATTAAATGCTTATTATTTTCAATAAATGTAACAATTTCTTGAAGTGAATCTAAATCAACATTATCAGATTTCAACATTTCTTTTATTTCAGTTATTTTATCATTTAATATTTTACCTTGTTTTGCAGACAATACACCATTTTCTGAATTTAGATTATCTTTAATATTTAATGTATCAAATTTTGTTAAAATATTTGATAATGTTTGTAAAACATTTGTGTCATCATAAATTGTATCTTGTGTTTCGATTGTTTCAGTAGAACCATCTGCTCTTGTTAGAATAATATTTCTACCTTGAGCTCTTAATGCATTTCCTGCTGATAATAATTGTCTATTTGTAGACAAATAATCTAATTTGTCTTTATAAGATTTATTAAAATTATATTCTGATAATTCACCGTCTTTTATTTCATATGTAGTATCAGTAAATTTTGCATTTGCAGGAATTGCTGATTTATCTAATTTTAAATCTAATGCTGTTTGTGTTAATCTTGATATTGGTTTATCAATATCAGAAGTATTTTCTACATTTCCTAAACCTATTTGTTGTGGCGTGACATGATGCGGATTTGTTGCTTCATAATGTTCTTTTAATTCTTTTTTAATTGCACTTGATAATGGTTTATCATTATCAGAAGTATTATCTACGTTTGATAAACCTACATCCACTTTATCTAAATGTATTTCGCCTTGTCTACCATTTATTGAAATTACAGAACCTTCGTGCTGTCTCCAAACTATAGATCCATCTTCATCTAATGCACCATATTCATGTGTATCTGTTGCATAAACAATCTCACCTTCTATAGGTTTATTGTTATCTTTTTCAAAAAAAGATTTAACATTTCGTCTATATAAAATTCCAGTGTTTGCCATTTCTTCTCTTTTTTGAATTTTTAAATATTTATCTTTTTTATATTTAAAATATTTGTATAAAAGATAAATAATTGTGAATAAAACACACAAAAGAGAGAATTTTAAAAATGGTTCAATATTATTGGAAAGCATCATTACCTCCAGAATTAGCAAAGAATTTCTCAAAAATATTTATCGATAAAACCTCATCACAAATTATTGCAGAGATTTTATCTTTAGAAATTCCAAAATATTTAGAAGGTTTAGCAAGACAAGAAGACATTTCAAATCAATTATCTACATTTGCTAAAACCGATACAGTAAATAATAGATTTGAAACACAGAATACAGCAATTAATAATCAAAATATAAAGATTAAAGATATTACTGCTAAATCAGAGTTATTAAAAACAGAATTATTAACTAAATTAAATGAAAATTTACAAAAAATTCAAGAAAATACATTAAATTTAGCTAATTTAGATAGTAAAGTTGATTTAAATAGAGTAAAAGATCAGACAGAATTAGAAACAGAAAAAACTACATTAAATAATAAAATTGATACATTAATTACACAATTAAATAATAAAATTGAAGATTTAAAAATTGAAAACGCTAAAGAATTAGATAAAAATAATAAAGAACAATTAAAAAAGTTAAATGATATTTTAAAAAATTCTACAGAATTAACAGAATTATTAACATTAGAAGACATTAATACAAATGAAAAAATTAATAAATTAAAAGAATATGTAAAAAAGTTAGATCAAAAAGCAGAAGAAATTAAAAACGTTTTAACATCAGATGACATTGATATTGATAAATCTATTTTAACAGTTCAGAAAAATATTAACACATTATTGACAACGATTAACAAATCTTTAACAAATTTAGATGCAAAGAAACAAGAGTTTAATGCTAAAATAGACGAAATAACTAAAAAATTAAATTCATTAGATAATAATTCAGATTCAGATATAATTAAAAAATTAAATGATTTAAAAAGTTCAATAGATGAAAAAATTCAAACATTTACAACTAAATATAATAAATTATTATTAGATAAAGAATCAGATATTAGAAATGCAATTGAAACATTTGAAAATAATTTATCAGAAGCAATTAATAATTCAAAATTAAGATTAGAATCAGATTTAAACACTAAAAAAACTAATTTAGAAGCTAAATTAAATGAATTAGATACAACAGAAAATAAAATTAATGAATTAAATACTAAATTACAAAAATATTTAACAGATCATAACATTGCATCTATTGATGATTTAATTAATTCTTTAGAACATGGATCAACAGCAGAAACACCTGAAATTCTAAAAGATACTAAAGTTATTGAATTCTTAAATTCAATTAAAGAATCACAATTAGGTGAAGAAAGAAAAATGTGGTTTGGATCTCAAAAGGATTATGATAAAATTCAAACAAAATCAAATAATACTTTATATTTTATTTATGAAGCAGATGAAGCTGGACAAATAACAGATATATGGGCAAATTATTTTCCAAATGATATATCAAAGTATAAAACAGAAGCAGAAACAACATATTTTGATAAATTTCGTGTTGATACAATAACAGCAACCGATAAAGTAACACTTAGAATAAGACTTCTTGACGATGATCCTAGAAGTTTAAATAATGTATCTGTTATGCTTGACGGAACTGAAGAACAATTTACATATAATTCCGAAAATTATTGGATTCTAACTAAAGATTATCCTTTAAATGGAAAAACTGTAGATGAATTAGATCATGAATTAAGATCAAAAGCATATTGCGTTCATGTTTATGCGAGTCCATTAGATTATGGCAACCATGATTCTTATTTCTTTATCAATAAAAAAACTATTCCAGAAGATTTAGATTATTATGTATATCCTAGAGCAATGGGTAATGCTGTTGAAGGCAGAAAAACGTGGCAAACAGAACTATTATATTATTCTACAACACCAGCCATTGATTTTGGTTGCAAGGCAGCAACATTTTATATGAAAGATTCTGGTTTAGGTGGTTTAGATTTAGTGTTTGATTATAATGTTTCAGATTTTGAAGAAAAATTTAAACATAATCTTAAATCAATGAAAATAAAAATAGATTCAGAAGAACAAATATTTGATTTATTAGAAATGTCTAATGGACCTATAAGTGTAGATAATCATGTAATAGATTTACATATTTCAAATTATCCATCTAATCCATCACAACATGTTTACAATTTTGGATTTTTAGAAAATGTTTATGAAATTACATTTACCGATGTTAATAATATAGAATATAAATTTAAAACAGAATTGACTTATAAATTTGATAACAATAATCCAATTCCGATGACTAAAACTAAACTAGATTATAAATTTGTAGATAATTCTAGACAAGCAACTAGAATGACTCCATATGGTGTAGATAGATTATGATAAAGTTTAATAATAAAGAAATTAATTATATTTTTTATCAAGGTAAAGAAATAACAAAAGTTTTTCACGGAGAAAAAATAGTCTATCAAAAAACGCCAAAAAAGATAGACTATTCTGTTGTGTTTAGAGATATAACATTTGATAAAAATAAGTCAGAAGATTTTGACCATGGTGTAACAACAATTACTAAATTAAAAGTTAAACCAGAATTTGTAGACTCTTTTGTTAATTTAACCACACCAAATAATATTCACGAAAGATGGGGAGAACATGAAACAGTGCCAGCTGATCACTTGTGATAAATTAAAATTATTCTTAAAAAATAAACAACAATGTATAATGTATCATGTTATAAGAGCAGAACACGTTTTTAAAATAAAAGAAGATAAAGAAATAGAATATAGTAATGACTTATTAAATTTAACTCAAGAAGCATATTCTGAAGAAGAATTTACTAAAAAAGGCGGTTATGATAAATTACCAGAAACTTTATCTTATGCTTTAAGAGGTATTGTTCAAATTATATTAAAAACAATTAAAAGAGTAAATTTAGATTCTGTAAAATTAAAAGTTGATTCAGATGTTTATACAGATAAACAACAAGCAATAGATCGTATAAATGGTCTTGAATTTCGTGGTCAATATTATAACGTTAATGATGTTTGGTCAGCTTCTTATAGTATAATCTTAGAAGGATTAGAAACAAATTATTTAAAAATATACGGAGTAGAAGGCAATAATGTAACAACTAAAGCAAAAGTTGAAGATTTACATTATAATGTAACGACTTCTGCTGTTGGTAAATTTAATGAAGTTGGTTTAAGACTTTGTGTAGAAATTGGAACACAAGAAAATCCATTATATGTGTCTGTTGATATTCGTCCACCTTGGAGAAATAATATAGATAAAGATTTTTTTGAAGATCCAACGTATTGGATAAGATTAAAATTAATAGATGAACCTTTTGCAATAGGTGTAAATTGTAATTATGCACCAAAAACAACATTATAAAGGAAAAATATGGCAATAGCATGTATATTTAGTTTTTTATTGGGTGTTTTGTGTTGCCCTTTAATAATATTCTTGAGAGCAAGAAAAGATCCAGCTTGGGATAAAAGTAATATGTTTAATATTTATAGAGTAATAGCACATCTTGCTTCTCATCCATCAGATTTTGGTAAGATGTATTACGATAATGGTTTTAAACCATTTTGGTATATTGATGATGATGAATATTCTGAGGTAACAAAAACACGACCTAGATAAAATAAAGAAATTTTGATATAATTATACAAAAAATTAAAGGAGATTTTAAAATATGTTATCAACAATTGATAAAAAATATTTTAAAATGTGTTGCCCAGATATTGGAAAATACACAGATTTAGATATTTCAGCTAAATGTGTCGTTTGTGGAGATTCTAAAACTGGAAGAAAACACAGATTACATTTATATGAAAAAGGTGGTCAAACATATGTAAAGTGTTTTAACTGTGATCTTAGCACTAATATGTTTGGATTTATTAAAACATATTTTCCGCAATATTTTACACAATATAAAAAAGAAACTTTTTATTTAAATATTAATAATTTTAAAGATCAAAAAGAAGAAGAAAAAGATTTAAATATTACTTTAGATTGGAATAATGTATCTAATTCTGACATCGCAGAAGTTGAAACTATTACAAATCACCAAAATGTTACAAATTGTAACACACCAAAATCAGAAACTGTTACAAACGTTACCAATAGTAACACTTTTGAATATTTAGATCCTTCTATATTTCAGGATTTAACAATATCTACAAAAAAATATCTTAATTCAAGACATATTGATTATGATGAAAAATTTGGAAAATTTTATACTTTCGATGGAATTTTAAAAATTAAAGATAAAGAATTTGATTTAAGACATAAATTAATAATTCCTTTTTATAAAGAAAATAAAATAACCGGATTTTATTCTAGATCTATATATGAAAAACAATTTTTAACTTGTAATTTAAATGAAGGTTATAAAATTTGGAATTATTTTAATATAGATAAAGAAAAAGAAGTATATATTTTTGAAGGAATATTTGATGCAATAAGTTTTTATCAAATGTTTAATACAGATAATGTTATAGCTCTTTGTTCTAAAGATATTCCACAAGAACGATTAGATGAATTAAAAAAACCGGTTTTTTGTTTAGATTCTGATAAAACAGGTATTAAAACAATGTTAAAATATGCTTTAAAATATAAAATTCAAATTCCAGATATAAGATTTAAAGATATGAATGAATTTTTAATTAATAATGTTAAACCTTTATTAAAAATAGATACAGGATTAAGAGCTGTTGTAGAATTGAAAAAACTTTTATGATTTTAAACATAACCTAAACTTATTTTGGTATTATTATCTTAACAAAACAAATTAAAGGAGATAAAGATGCTAAACGCATATTTAGTTTTAGTAAATAAAGATAATACAGTTCAAGTTAGAACAGTAGAAAAAGATGTTGAACCTGAGAATTTAGGTTATGAATTAGAAACTAATTATTCTAATGAAAATGATATAAGAAACATATTTAGAAGTAAAGTTTCTTTTAATAGAGTAAGAAATGGAGCCTTTGAAACTAATTTTTTAGAAAAACAAGATTTAAACTTTAAAAATCTAAATGATTTTTATGATTCTATAGAAGATGAAGATCCTTATATATATGTATATAAAGATAATAAATGGTTTCAAACACCAAATCACTTCGATGTTGCTGAAAAAATAGGCCAAAGATTAAATCTTTATAAAATCGGTTTACTAAACTAAGGAGAATAAGATGTCATTAAATAGATCTTTCGAATTAATCGCAATATCAGTTATAATTTTTTCAATATTTAGTTTAATATATTTACACATTTAAACTTAAATTAATTTTAAAATGATATAATTATTTTACAAAACAAATTAAAGGAGAACAAAATGAGTACAAGTTGTTTAATCGCTAGACCTAGCAAAGATAATAAAAGAATAGAAGTTACAAGAATTAACTGGGATGGATATCCAACGGGTGTAGGTTTTCAATTAGAAAACTTTTTTAATACACCAGAAAAAGTCGATAAATTGTTTACTAAAAGAGAAATTAGAAGATTAACAGAAGATAATGAAATAGAATATTATATGGGTCTTTTTGATTTATCTTATTCAGATTTTTCTATTTTAATTAATAAAATAGAAGATTCTTGTGTAGATTATTGTTATTTTTTCAAAGATAAATGGTATCAAGTTCCTATAAGATTTGATTTAGAAGAAGATCCTTCATTAGAAAAAGGACATTTATATCCAATAGGAACTTGGGGATATTAATTGATAACACCATAAAGTTTATAATATATGAAATATCAATAAATTTAAATCTTTTACAAGGATAAATAATTTAAAAAGGAGCACAAGATGCTAGATTATAAAATTATTCAACTTGTAAGAGACGCAGAAAATTCAGAATTTGCCAGAGAACAATTAAAAATGCATGGTTATTCAGATGAAGATATTCAAGAATTGATTGAAAAATATAACTCAGAAGGATTAGAAGTCAACGAATGTTAAATGTAGATGATTTTAAACCAAAAACAGATTTAATAGATGTTGAGATATTAGATGAAACAGATGTTTCAAATAATGTTGAAACAACAGTTCCTGAAAATTTATCAGGTATAATTGATCTTAAATTATTAGTTGAAGATTATAAAAATTTAAGAAATTTAGTTTTAGCAAATACAGCAACATCTAAAAAAGTTCTAGATTCATTAACTATAGAAATGTTTGCAAATGAAGTATGCACTCCAGAAATGGTAAGTTCTTATTCAACTTTATTAAAAACAATTAATGATTCTATGAAATTGATGACAAATTCTTATAAAGAAATTTCAGACGTTTTATTAAATATTCATAAAATTAATACAATAGATAAACCTAAAGAAGTTAAAGTAAAAAATGTTAATATCATTTCATCAGCTGAAGTATTAGATAGATTGATGAAGGATAAATAGTGAAAAGTATTATAGAATCTATGATAGAAATAATTTCAAATGGTATTGATATATTTTTAAAGTTTTTAAAGGAGATCAAATGAAAGAGAATTTATTAACAACTTTTTCTGAACCAGAAAAATTTTATATAGAAGAAATTAATAACAAATATAATTCTATAATGAAAGATTTTAAAACAGGTTCTTTAGAAGATTTATTAAAATCTATTTTAGAAATAAAAGTTAATGATGATTCTATTTATATTAAATTAAATAAAAATTTAATTATAGAATCAAATAATTTCATAAGTATTTCTAAAGATCAAAATATTCAATTAGCAAAGAGAATACATCTTAATCCAAGAGTTAATTAAAATATCAAAGGAGATTTATGTTAATAAAAAAATTAAATGAATCTTATTTTATATGTTTTGATTGTTCACAAAATGATTTAGAAATAATAAGTTCTAGATTAAAAATAAAAAAGGATAAGATGATTTTTTTATCTAAAAAATTTAATTTCTATAATGAAAATGAAATATATAGACATTATTGGAAAAATTTAAACAATTATGTTGTAATTCCTTATCAAGCCAAAGAATTATTAAAAGATATAATACAAAATTATGATGAATTTAATGCAAAATATACACAAGAAGAAGTAAAAAATTATTTTAATCAAATTAAAGATTTCCAACCATTTGAGACATATGATTTTCAAAAAAAAGCAATAATTGGTGCATTAATCAATAAAAAACATTTTATTCAAGCATGCACAGGTTCAGGAAAATCGGTAATAATTTCTTTAATCGTTAAAATTTTAATACAAAAAGGCTTAAAAGGTTTATTATTAGTTCCAAATGTTTCATTAGTAAATCAATTTGATAATGACATAAAATCTTATAAATTAGATATAGACAGAAGATTAATTGGTGGAGATTTTAAAGTTAAAGAATATGATAAACCTTTAACAATTTCAACATGGCAATCAGCCAGATTATTTAAAGATTCTTTAAAAGAATTAGATTTTATAATTGTTGATGAAGCACATTCTATTGGTGGTAATGAAGTTTTTGAAATTGTTAATGAATGTTTAAATGCAGAATATAAAATTGGTTTATCAGGAACATTTCCAGATTTGCCAGAATCTAAATTATCTGCTTTAGTGTCTTTTGGATTTCCTAAAATTTATGTAAGAGCTAGAGATTTAATAGATCAAAAATTAGGAACAGAAATTATTATTAATAGATTACAATTAGAATATCCAGATATTATTAATCTAACTTGTAATGATAAAGATTCTAAAACTAACACTATTTCTAAAAATAGATTAGAATCAATAGAAGAATATTCTACACAATTAAAAAATCTTTTAAAATCTAAAGAAAGATTAAATTTTTTAACTGATTTAGCTATTAAAACAAATGGTAATACTGTTTTGTTGTTTGATAGAGTAAATTATGGATTAGAGATTTTTAATAATATATGTATTAAGAAAAAAATACTAATGCCTCAAAATGCCTATAAAAATTTAACATTTCAAATAGAAAATAAAATATTTTTTATAAATGGTCAAATAAAGCCGGAACAAAGAGAACAAATAAGAAAGATGGTTCAAAATCAAGAAGATTACATTATTTGCGCCAATATTAAAATTATGAGCACAGGAATTAATATTCCTAATCTTCAGAATTTGATTTTTGGTTGTCCTATTAAAGCATATATTACTGTTACACAATCTTTAGGAAGATTAATAAGACTTCATAATTCTAAAAAAGTAACAAATGTGTATGATATTGATGATAAAATTGGATTTTTTAAATATCAATATAAACACAGATTTAATAATTCTTACTTATCAGAGGGTTATTCTATTAAAGAATATACTATAAAATTATAGATTTTAATGATATAATTAATTTGAATAATTAAAAGGAGAAAGTGTGATTTTTCAACATAGGGTCAATGATTTAAATATAATAAGAGATGGAATTGAAATAGATTTAAGAACAAAAGATAATAATATAATTTTAACACACGATATCAATACTAATGGTTTAGATTTATTTAAAAATATTTTAAAATTAAAAGACAAAACGGTTATTTTTAATGTAAAAGAATCTCAAATAGAAGACTTAATAATTCAAAGAGCAAAAAACATTGATTATTATTTTTTAGATTCTCAAATACCAGACATTATTAGATTAGCAAAAACAGGTTTTAATAAATTTATTTTAAGAATTTCTCCTTATGAAGATATTAATACAAAACTTTATGATTTGGTTAAACCAAAATATATTTGGGTAGATTATGATTTTACAGATTTTAATTTTGATTTGTATATTAATTTTGTTAATAATATTAATCTAAATTCAAGAAAAATATTAGTTCATCCATCTTTATATTGTAAATATATTAAAGATTTTGATATAATAATTTCAAAAAGATTACATGATTTTGATATTTGCATGAAGATTTGAAATTATAAAAGGTTAAATATGTTAATACAAAAAGTAAAAGATAAAAAATGTTTATTCATTGATATAGATAATACAATATATTCTTATACTTTTGCTAATGCAAAAGCTTTAGAAGCTGTGTTGAAAAATTTTAAAATTTCAGAAGAAGATTATCAAAAAGCAAGAAATGAATTATCAAGAAGAAAATTAAAAGTTAATATGCATAAAAAGGAATTAACTTTTAAAACTCTATGTAATAATTTAAAAATTGATTTTAGAAAATCTATAGAAATGAAAAATTTATATGAAAAAACATTTTATAATAATATATTATTAGATGCTGAAGTTATAAAACTATTAAAACATTGTTATGAAAATAAAATAAAAGTTATAGCTATCACAAATTTTTATTATTATGAACAGTTTGAAAAACTCCAGAAATTTAATATTCTTAAATATTTTGATAATATTATTACATCAGAAGAATTTGAAAAAGAAAAACCAAATAAAACTTTAATAGATTATTGTTTAAAAATTTCAGAAACAAATAAAGAAGATTGTATAATGATAGGTGATTCTGAATGTGATGATTTTTCATTTTATGACATAGATTCTTATGCATATAATTGTTCTAAATTATTAATATCTATTTCTGGAAAATCAGGAGCTGGTAAATCTACACTATCAAAAATTTTAAAAGATATTTTTAATGGAGAAATTATTGAAGGTGATGGATATCATAAGTATGATAGATTTGCCCAAGAATGGAAAAGTTTAACACATTATAATCCAGAAGCAAATAATTTAGTTAAATTAGGAACAGATATTAAAAACATTTATCAAAATCTAAATGTAAAAGTTCCAATTTATAATCATGATACAGGATTGTTCGAAAATCCTAAAGATATTAATTCAAATGACTTAGATTGTATTATTATTGATGGATTGCATACATTATATCCAGAAGTTGCACAAGATTATGTTAAATTTAAAATTTTTATAGATTCTGATAAATCAGACAATCAAAAAATATTAAGAGATGTAAAAGAAAGAAATAAATCTAAAGAAAATGTTTTAAAATCTATTCAAGAAAGAGAATCAGATTATTTAAATTATATTTATAACCAAAAAGAATATGCAAATTTTATAATTGAAATAAAAGAAGATAATGTTAAAATACAAGATAAACTAATGAATAAAATATATTTATGTAATTTTAATGAATTAAATGATAAAATTTCTAAAATATTTAAATTATATAAAAATAATAGATTTGTAAATATTAAAGGAGTATAGATGACAAAAGAGTATAAATTAGCTTTAAATGATTATCAAGAATTAAAGAAATTAATTAATAATATCTTGGATTGTCCTTCTAAAGGTGGAAATATATCAGTTAAATTAAAAGATGATATTATTATAAAATCATCAGGAGTTGATTTAAAATCAGAAATTGATAGAGTTTCAACCAAAGATAAATCATTTGAATTTTATAAAAAATGGACAGAAATAGATTATTTAAAACCATCTATGGAAATAAATTTTCATAAAGCAATAAAATCCAAATATGTATTGCATTATCATCCAGTATATATTTTATTATTACAAGATGATTTGCCATTTGACGCTGATGTTATAGATTATATCAAACCAGGATCTGATGAATTGACAGAAGCAGTATCTAAATGTAATAAAAAAATAATATATTTAAAAAACCATGGCGTCATTTTACATTCAGATTCACTTCAAGAAATAAAAGAGTTATATTTTAAATTGAGTGAATTTAATATATTTAAGATTATAAGATTTAATTATACGCCTGATATGGTTGTTCTTGAAAATAGCACTGATTTAGCGCTTCATAAATTTATTTTTAGGGTTTTTAAAAATATAACAAAAATTGAAGAATTAGATCAAGACGATGTAAATGATTTATTAAATGATGAAAATGAAATGTATAGAATTTCAAAATAAGCGAGGAGTTTAAAATGAATGTAATAATTCCAGCATCTGGAGAAGGTAAAAGATTTAAAGAAGCAGGATATAAAGGTCCTAAATATTTTCTTAAAGTTAATAAAAACAAACGAGTATTAGATTATATTCTTGAAAATTTTAATAAAGATGATAATATATATTTAATTGGTAATATAAATGATAAAGAATTTATAGAAAATAATGAAAATTTTAAAAAATATAAAGTGAATGTTTCTTGTTATACGGGAGAAAAATTAGGACCATCAAATGTTGTATTAGATTTTTTAGAAAAAAATCCACAAATTAAAGAAGATATTTTAATTTCTTATTGTGATTTTGGTTTTAAGTGTAATATGGATTTATTTAGAGATTATGTTAAAAAATTTAAATATGTTATTCCTTATTATCAGGGATATTTTACACATTTAAAAACTTCTAATGATAATTATGCTGCTTTAAAAGTTTTTGGATCAGAAGTTTTTTCAGTAGAAGAAAAATATAATTCTAAAGATAGATTTAATGAATTTTGGTCTCCAGGATTATATTATTTTGAATCCGCTGAAGTTTTAATACATGCAATTAAAAAACAAAAAGAAGCAAATGATTATATAAATGGTGAATTTTACTGTTCTACTTTGTATAATTATATCACAGAGAAAACATATCCATTTAAAATAGATCAATTTTATCAATTTGGAACCCCTAAAGATTTTGAAATAGCTAAATCATATTTAAACACAGAAAAAGAAAATGATTTTACAGAAGATGTAATTGTTTTAGCTGCTGGTAAGTGTGAAAGATTTAAAAATTTAAATTATGCATATCCTAAACCATTTTTGGATATTAATGGTGAACCACTGATTAACAAAATAAAAAATAGTTTTAAGAAAGCAAATAAAATATATTTTATTGGCTCTAAAGCACATGAAAATTTCTGGAAAGCTTTGAAATATGATGTTCAATATGTTCCAGAAAATAAAAAAGGTGCAGCTTATTCTTATAAAGTAGGAACACAAGATTTAAAATTAGATAAAGTTTTAATTACTCCTTGTGATGTTTTGTTTAATTATGATAAAAAATTAAAAAACACAACCGTGTTTGCTGCTAAACCAACCAAATATCAATTAGATCACAAAGAATCATTTTCTTGGATAACAGAAGATGGAAACATTGGTTTAAAAAAATATATAGAAGGATCATATGTTTTAATAGGAGCATTTTATGTAAAACATAAATTATTATTAGAAGCGATTGATAAAATGTATGAATTAGAAATGAAAATTAATAATGAATATTATCTAGATACAGCATTTAAAATTATTAAAGAAGATTTTAATAAAAAAATAGATGTTGTATTAGTTGATAAATATTTAAGTTTTGGAACCCCTGAAGAATACGAGGAGAATAAATTATGGGCACAAGAATAGATTATACCAAATACTCTAAAGTTAATCCTTTATCTGTTGTTAAAGATATGGATAGAACTTTAGAAAATTATAAAAGTTTAGGTAAAGATTATAAAATTTATGATTTTGAAATTTCAACAAGGAATATTCCTATTTGTGTTTTATCACATGAATATAATCCTTCAAGATCTAAATTTTTAAAACACCTACTTAACCAGAATGTTGAACGTAAATATTTTATTTTTGTTTATGAAAACCAGAAAGAAAAATATAAAGATTTTAAAAATGTAATTTATATTCCAGATTCTGAATATCAACTAGGTCTTGCTCAAAAGAGAAATAAGGTTCTAGAATTTGCAAGACAAAACAATTATAAAGATATTTTTATGATTGAAGATGATTGTTTTAATTTTTGCTTACCAGTTGGTTATCAACATGAAGGCAAAGTTGTATATAAACCATTTAAAGTAAATTATGATTTATTTTTTGATATATGGGAAGATATTATTAATAAAAATGAATTAAAATTTTCAGGATTAGATCAAAATACATCTTTTGCTTTTAGAATTAAAGATAATCTTATTAATGAATATGCAAATTTATGTCAATGTGTTCATATAAATTTAGATATGAATTTAAATTATGATATAAAATCAGGATGGGATGATTGGGATTTTAATTTGCAAGTATTTGTTAATAAATTTAAAAATGGTAATATACATTTATCATATTTTACACCAGCTTTAAGAGATGGAATATCAGTAGAATCAAATTCTTTAAATAAATTAAAAGAAAGATGTATTAAAAATTCAACTTTATTAATTAATAAATGGGGTGATTTTTTAGTTTCTAAAGATGAAAGAAAAGATTTGTTTAATGCAAGACCTAATACGAGAGGTATAAAACAAATTATTGAATTAAATTTAAATCCTAAAGATTTTATCCAAATAAATAAAGAAAAAGCCAAAGAAATTTTGAAGGAAGCTAAATGTCAAAATTAAAAAATTTTTATTTAGAATTATATTCTACAAAGCACAAAGAAATATATAAGCAAATAGGCGATTATTTACAATATTTTGGTGTATTTTTTGTAATTGTTTGTTCTTTTTATTTTAAAGATATAGATATTTTTCTTAAATTTATACCATATTATGTATTTTGTGTATTATTAGCATGGGCTTTAAAGGGTATTTTTAATAATAGAAGACCAAATGAGTTTTCTGATAATGAAACAAATCCAAAAAATGAAAAACTAAAATTAGAATGGTCAGTAAAAGAAGGTAATTCTTTTCCTAGCGGGCACACAGCATCAGCAATGACGGCTATTTATCTTTTTCAGATAGATTTTGTTTTAGGTGTAATTGGATTATGTGTTGGTATTTTTACAGCATGGACGAGACTGATAAATAGAAAACATTGGTTAAGAGATGTAGGATTTTCTATTGTTGCTGATATAGTTATCTATTATATAATGTTTATTTAATGTTTTTATGATATAATTATTTTTAATTAAAGGAGATACAATGAATATAGATGAAGAATTTATAAAATATGTTAAAAATTCTGGATTTGATGTAACAGTTAATTTTTATAGAAAAGGTCAAAAATTATCATTTATTAGATTATCAGATAATTTTATTAAAGAAAATTTTGATAAATTTGAAATAATAAATAAAATTAGTTCCGATTTTGGCAATTTTTCTTATTATGATTTAGTTTTAAAGAAAAATTGTTATGTAATTTATAATATAGTTGCTGAAAATTCAGATATTTTTTATGATATAATAAAAATAATTTAAGAAAGGAGAAATAAATGTATATAGTTGAATGTATTGAAATTAATTTTTCATATGTTGTTTCTGTTTGCAAAAAGTTGTCAGATGCTCAAGATTTTATTGAAAATAATAAAGAAAATCTTAATGGTTATTTGAGCATAAGATTTGTAGAATTGCATAAAGCTTAATAAGGAGAAAATATGGCAGAATTTAATTCATGCGCTAAATTAAAAGAAAGTTTTTCTGAAGCAGAAATTGCTTATAAAGAATTGTTAGAAAATGGTAAAAACCCATTTAGTGTTATGTATGATATGCAACTTCAATTACAATTAGAACTAAATAAAAAATTACCAAAAAATAATCCTAATCCAACTAAATTGGAAACTGTTGGTGAAGTGTTTGATTGGTTAAGAGAAAATAAACAAGCATTTGATGATGAATATAGAGAAATGATTGACGCTTTACCTGGAATGTCTTTACCAGAAAAAGATAGATCAGCTGTTTGGAAAAGATGGAAAGCAAAACATGATGAAATAAGATCTAAGAAAATATCAGAACTTTCAGAAGATGATAAATTAGAACTTCAGTTTGAATTAACTGATGGAATTTTCTTTTATATGAATATGATGTTAGCATTAAGAGTAGATCCAGAACAATTGTTTAAATTGTATTATGTTAAAAATGCTGAAAACTTTAGAAGATATAAAAATAATTATTGAATCTGTTTATTTATAGTTAACAATTTGTTTAATATTCTAAAATTTTAGATATTATTAAATAATTGTTAACTTTTTATTTAATTTATAAAGGAGATATTATGACAATAAATGACTTTACATATATTAATAATGATTTAATATTGATAGATAGAAAAGAAGAAAAACAATATCCAATTTACGATCATAAAGGTGTTTTATACATTTATGAATATCATAAAAGTCCTAAATCAAGATTAAATTCATATTGTATTCATCATTCAAAAAATTATGATGAAGATTTATATATTAAAATAGATAATATGATTAATTATGATTTATTGCATTCAAGAGTAAATATTCAAAAAACAGAAGAAATTTTAAAATTATTACAAAGATTTGCAATATTTTTAACCGAAAAATCATTTAAAGACAGAAAAATTAAAAGAGAATTAAAAAAATTGTATAAAGAAAATAAAATTCAGGAAATTTAAAAATGGGAACAATATTTGATACTTTCAATAAATGTATAAAAAAACAAGAATTAACGGAATATGATAAATTTGATTCTTATATGTTTTGTAGATGGTTATCTGGTTGTCCAAGAACAATTCAATTAGCAAATATTTTAAATTTTTATTATAAAATTCCAGATGTTTTACAATATAGTATTGTAAAAGATACAATAAAAGAAAGATTTATAAGATATCCATCCAAAATTCAGAATAATTTAAAAGAAATTAAAGAAAAATATCATGTAAAAGATGATGTTGCTGAAGAATATGCTAAAATTTTAAATAAATTTTAATATTTCTTTGTTATAATTCTATTATTAAAGGAGATATAATGAAGTTTAAATATAAAAAATATACAATTTATTTTAATAAATCTTCAAATATAAAAGATTTAATAATTAAAAATTTTGATATTATTAAAAGTCAAAAAAGTTCACATTTTATTTTGGAATGTTCTAAAAAATATGCCATTAAAATTTCTCATGAATTAAAATATATTAGAGTTTTGGCTCAATTTGAAAAAGATTATTTTTTAGATGATATTAATACAGGATATTATGATGATTATAAATGGTTTATTGATAAACCATATGTTTTTAAAATGTCTGAAGTGAGAAATTTTTGTTTTTATAAATATTTTGATAATACAAAGTATGATAAAATCTTGAAAAACACTCTATTTGATAGAGACGTTTTAGATTTATTAATAATAAAAGGAAAATAATGAAATTTTCAGATATGATAAAAGAAAAACCCTCTGACTGGAATTTAAAATACTCTGATTATAAAATAATTATTAATGATACATTAAAACATAATTTAATAGATAAATTCAATGAAAGAACTAAAGAAGATTTAGAATCCATAAATATAAAAGTTCAAAAAGCAATAGATACTTGTATGAAACATTTTGAATTTCAAAAAGCATCAAATAGATTAGAATATTGTATTACATTTAATATTTCCAAATTTAAAGTTATAATATTAATAGATAAGAATTTAAAAGAAATTATATTTAAAACAATTTTATCTTATAGAATGCACGCTAAAGCAGATCAATATAGAGATTTATACGAAAATGAAGAATTTATTGAAATTTTAATAAATTTTTAAACTTAGTGTGTTATAATTTTATTATCAAAGGAGATTAAAATGAAATTTAAATATAAAAAATATACAATTTATTCTAAGTGCAAAGATTTAATAATTAAAAATTTTAATAATATAATAAATCAAGATTCTGGATATTTTATTTTAGAATCAGATAAAAAATATTTAATTTTATTATCCAAAGAATTAAAATATATAAGATTATTAGTTTCTTTTTCTAATGATTTTTATATTGATTATATAGATAATGACTTTAAAAAAATAGAAATTTTATTATTATCAGATTTAAAGAATTTTTCATATTTTGTTGATTTGGAAAAAACAAAATATGATAAAAAAATAAAAAATAGTTTAAAAAACAGAGATACTCTAGATTTAGATATTATAAAGGTTAAATAATGAGATTTAAAGATTTTTTAAAAGAAAATACAGATTGGAAATTAAGTTATCCTGATTATACAATAACAATAAATGATACGATAGATCATCCTTTAATGTTAAGATTAAAAACTAGAACTAATGAAACTGAAGAAACAATCAATGATAAAGTCCAACAAGCGATAAATACACTTATGAAAGCAGTGAATCACAATAAATCAAAAACCTTTTTAAGATGTTGTATGTATTTTATGAAGTCACAATTTAAAGTTTTATTAAATGTAGATAAAAATGATAAATCAATAAAATTTACAACTATTTTAAGCGGAAAAATGGCTCATAATACAGATATAACAAATAATGTATATGAAAATGAAGAATTTATTGAAATTTTAATAAATCTTTAAACTTATTTTGATATTATTATCTTAATAAAACAAATTAAAGGAGATTAAAATGAAAAATATAAATATAACTAAAGGTTTTTACCGAGTTAAGATTTATATTAAAGGCAATGAAGGATACGGATGGGATGATCCTGCTGAAGTCTTTCATTTGGATTACACTTCAGTTGTAGAAATTAAAAATGATATGACTTTGACTGAAGATGTTCTACTTGAGGTATTCAAAGAAGAGCTTCCTAAATTTGGTAATTACTTCATAAAGAAATGCGAAGTAGATGATATAACTGAACTTTATAATACTTACCTAGCTCGTAAGAGTGAATATAGTAAGGATTTAATGGCTACTGACTTCAATAAATGGGAGAAACTTTATAGCTCACTAGAAGATCTAGCTATGGATATAACAGGTGAATATCTAGATGTAGATGTTGATGAAATTCAATTTAAAACTATATGAGAAACAAAATGACAAACAGAGAATTATTAAATATTCTTGAAGATATGCAATATACAAATCCAGGACTCTTAGATGAAGAAGTTAAGATACTTTTCACTAAATCTGATTTCGAAACAAATATTAGTGAAGCTTGCGTCAGGACTGAGACATTAGATGAGAATTGGCATTTATTAAGACTGGATAAACCTGATTTTGTGATTGTTGTAAATAGTTAAGGCTGAAATATGAAAAAGATTATATTTTTAGACGTAGATGGTGTATTAAATATTTTTAGTGAATCTTATATGACTAATAATGTGGAATATGATACTAGATTTAATTTTTCTATAACTAGACTAGAGTTTCACTTAGTTAAAAGGTTAGAATATATTATTAAAAATACAGATGCATATATTGTGGTTTGTTCTGGATGGAGTGTGGATGAATTAAAAAAGGTTCTAGAAGATTGTGATTTTAAATATCTAAGTAGAATAATTGATGAAATTGATCCAACAGATAGAGTTAAATCAATACTTAACTATGTTAAAGAACACAATATAACGGATTATATTGTTCTTGATGATGAAATTGACTATGAATTACTACACAAGTATTTACCAAATGAAATAGATAGAATACCATTTATTGGAACTAGAGTTAATTATCGTGAAGGCTTAACTGATGATAATGCGCTTTATGCTATCAATTGGTTAAATAAAATAGGCACTTTAGCTAAATTTAAATAGGAGAATAAATGAAGTTCAAAGAAGGTGACGTTGTAAGATTTATATGCGATGATGAATCTAAACCATTTATAATTGAAGAAATAAGAGATGGTAGATATTTTAACAGAAATGGATTTTATATTGAAGAAGAAAATGAAAATGAATACGAAGTAATAGGTAATTCAAAAGATTATGATAATTTCATAAAAATAAGAAAAGAATTTTATTCTATAATTCAATCGATGGAAAGTTCAGTTTATAGATTAAAAACAATGTTGTCTTTGGATCCATTTAATGAAGAAGACATTAAAGAATTTAAAGAAATGTATAAATTAGCATTAAATAAAATAGATTTATTTAAATCTAGATTAGAAAACATTAAAGAAGATTTTAAAAAATTGGAGAAATAATGGAATATTTTCAAATGGGATTTTTTGGATGGTTAGGTGCCCAATTAGGAGATTTAGCTTTAGGTTTAGTTTTAATTGTTTTAATGTTTATATTTGTAGTGATTAAAGATTTTATCGATAATAGAAAGAAGAAGAAATGAAAACTTTAGATATTTATATGAATTACCCATATATTGAAATATTAGACAAAGGTTATAATATTCAAGAAGTTAAAGAATATCCAGATGAAACAGATCCAGATAATTGGATTGAATATTATAATATGCCGGAATTTGATATTTATGGTGAAACTGATATTTATGAGGTTTTTGGTAAAATAATTGAAAAATTAAATTATGATGAATTTAACATAATATGGTTAGAATAGATTTAAGCATTTTAATTTTAACTCATAATAGACCAAAATTATTTCAAAGATGTTTAAAATCAGTTTTAAAACTAAATTTAGAAAATGTTGAAATATTGGTAAATAATGATAGTTCAGATATTTCTGAATCTAAAGAATACAAATTATTTAGAGTAAAATCAGAAAATTTAAGTGAAATATATTTTAATTTATTTAAAAATGCAAAAGGAAAATATATCTATTTCTTAGAAGACGATGATTATTTATTAGAAGGATTTAAAGAATTTTATAATGAAGTATTGGAAAAAGATTATGATTTCGGAATAGCAAAATATTTAAAACATAATTTAAAACCAACGAAATTTAATAAAGAAGATTTTCAATTATCTCAAGTTATTTTTAAGAGAGAAAAAATTAAATATTTTCCTTTTGATAATAGCATAGAAAATGATTATAAGTTATATATAAATAATAAAAATGATAATACTTTAGTATCTAATAAAGTAATTTTTAAACAAACTATAGATGGAAAAGACAATATATCATTTAAATGTTTTAATAAGGATAAAAGATTTATATGAAACCAATTTTAAAATATCCTGGCGGAAAATCAAATGAATTAAATGTAATACTTCAAGAAATTCCAGATTTTAAAGGAAATTACATAGAACCATTTGTTGGCGGAGGAGCATTATTTTTTAATCTAAACAAAAAATCGATAATAAATGATATTAATTCAAATTTAATTAAATTTTATAAAGAATTAAATGAAAATATAAAGGATAAAATAGATTTATTAGTTGATTTATTTAATAATAATTCAGAAAAAGAAAATAAAAAATTATATTATAAAATAAGAGATTATTATAACAATAAAGATTATTCTGAATTTTCTTTTTGTGAAATTTATTATTTTATTAATAAAACAGTATTTTCAGGATTAATTAGAACAAATAAAAAAGGTGAATTTAATGGATCATTTGGATATTATAAAAAAATATCTAATTCTATAACTGATGAACATCTAAAATTACTATCTAATACAGAAATTTATAATAAAGATTTTTCTGAAATTTTTAAATTATCTAAAGAAGATGATTTTATATTCTTAGATCCACCTTATGATTCTACTTATACAAATTATGGAAATGGCGATGACTCTTTTAGTAGAGAAAAACATTTAGAATTATACAATTGTTTTAAAAACACAAAATCTAAAGTATTAATGATAATAAATTCAACTGATTTTATAGAAGATTTATATAAAGATTATATTATTAATAAATATGATAAAAAATATTTGTTCAATATTAAAGAAAGTAAAAATAAAAGCAATCATTTAATAATAAGGAATTATTAGATGAGAATAATTCTCAATAAACATTTAATCGATTTTAATGAAAATTTAGAATTTATTAAAGAATATGATTATGATCACTTAATAGATAGACTTTATATTCATTGGGATTTATTAACAAAATGCAATTTCTTGTGCTCTTATTGTTATGCAAAAAGACAATATAAAGAAAATTGGAATAAATATGTAACTTTTAATAAACAAAAATTCATAATTGAATGTATTTCTAAATCAGAATTACCAGTATTTTTAGGATTATTGGGTGGAGAACCAACTTTAGATCCTAATTTTTTAGAAATATATGAATTAATTCAACACCAAATAATGTCTAAATCACCTGAAAATAGATTATATATCACCACAAATGGTTCTACAAATGTTTTTAAAAATTTAAAATATTATAAAAATACATATATTTTGTGGTCTTGCCACTTTGAATTTAAAGAAAAATATGGAAAAAATTTTGAAAAATTTCTAAATAATATTAAAATTTCTATAAATAAAGGTTTTAAAAATAGAGTTAATTTATTGTTAAATCCAGAAAAAAAATATTATAATGATACTTTATATATTTTTAATGAATTAAAAAAATTAAATGTTGAAATTCATCCTCATTTTTTGTTTGAAGATGATAAATTATTTGAATATACTGAAGATTTTTTTGAAAATTTTAAAACATTAAATGAAATGAATAAAAATTTTATTTTTGAAACTAAAGATGGATATATAAAATTAAATGATTATACTATTTTTAAAAATAAATTAAATAATTTTAAAGGTTGGAAATGTTACAATAATAATTATGAAATTTCATATGATGGAAAAGTTAAAAATATGTGTAAATTAAACAATTTTGATTTATTAAAAAATCCATTGTTTTTTAAAAAAATTACTAAAATAGAACCAATTATATGTAATTATAATGAGTGTAATTGTGATACATTATTAAGGATTTATAAAGAAAAATGATGGTAGATTGGGAATGCATTTTAGAATGTAATTATAATTGCTTGTATTGCACTAATGGTAGAAATTCTATACTAAAAAAACCTATAAGATGTATAACAGATGAAAAAAGATTAGAAGAATTTATAATATCTTTAAAAAAATATAATACAGAAATATTTGTATTTGGTGGAGAACCATTTTTACACCCTAAAATTGAATTCATTATAAATACTTTTAATAAATACAATATATCTTTTGTTATTCAAACAAATTTTTCTCAATTTAAAAAAATGAAAGAATTAGAAAAATTAACTTGGATTTGTCAAGTTTCTATACATAGAACAATGATACAAGATTTTGAAATTTTAAAATCAAATTTAAAAGAATTAGAAAATAAAATAAGAAGAATTGATATTATGTATGATTCTTTAGAATGTATAAATATATATAAAGAATTAAAAGAATTTAAAAATGTATATATTGCACCAGTTGCAGATTTTAAAACATCAAAAAGAGATTTTTTGCCTATTTTAAAGGAATTTAATTTAAATAAAAAATTATTTAAAAACATTAACTTTGAACCAGGAAATAGATCGTTTGTTTGGGAAGATCAATTTGTAAAAGGTTCTCCTTTTAAAGGAAAAAAATGTTTTTATTTGAATAGATATTTACTTTTTGATCCAGAATTTAAATCTTATAATTGTTCTCATAGATTAAATTGTGAAATTTGTCCTAATGATGCTTGTTTTTTAATGGAATGGTGAAATGGAAATAAATTTTAAAATTAATAATAAATGTAATTTAGATTGTGAATATTGTTTATGGAAACAATATAAAAACTATAACTATATTGATTGCATTAATACTTTAAAATTAATAAAAAAATTATTAAAAGAAGTAAATGATCAAAAAAATATTTTTTATATTCATGGAGGAGAATCAACTTTTCACCCTAAATTTGAAGAAATTTTTAAAGATTTAAAATTTGATAATACATTTATTGAATTGCAAACAAATTTAACAACCAAAAATGTTGACTTTTTAATAAATACTTTTGATAATATTTCAGTTTCATTACATTATAAAGAATTAAAAAAGAGAAATTTATTAGATTTATATTTAGAAAATTTAGAAAAAGTTTCAAAATCTGGAAAATTGCATAATTTTGATATTATGTTAGAAAATTTAGGAAAAGATCAAAAAATATATTTAGATTTTATAAAAAATAATATTTTAAAATATTCAGATTGTGCAAAATATTCTGAGATGATATATTCTTATTGGGATAATGATAATATCATGAATAATTCAGAAGTTTTTAATTTAAACAAAGAATTTTATGAAAAATATAATAAAACAGAAAAAATAAATCAAAAAAGATCAACCAATGAAAATTGGTTTAGTAATCAAGTAAAGGTTTATATTGTTTAGCTGGATGTAAAAAATTTCATATTTTTGGAAATGGAAATGTTTATAAATGTGCATCTCATGAAACTCAAGCAATAAAAGAATTTAATAAAGTTAAAGAAGATGGAATTTCAGAACCTTTAGGAAATATTTTAACAAATTATAATGAAATTTTTAAATTAACTAAAGAATATAAAAAATGCGAATTTAATTATTGTGGTGGTGATTTTGATACTCCAAAATCTAATTCAATTGAAAAATTAAAAATATTGGAAAAATTTAATGATTATTAGATGAAATTTTTAGAAATGTATAATAAATATTAAAGATTCAATTGTTATAATAAATAAATTTAAAAAACGGAGTTAATGAGTGTTAATTAGAACTGAAAGACATATTATAGATAAAAATAATATAAACTATAAAAATTGTATAGAAATATGTCATCTGAGTAAAAATCTATATAACTATGTTAATTATATTTTAAGGCAAAGTTTTTTGGCAACAAAAAGATTGCCATCTGAATATGAAATTAACACTCTTTTAGCTAAAGATAATCAACAAGATTTTAGAGCTTTACCCTCTAATGTATCACAGCAGACTGTAAAGTTAGTGTTTAAAGCATGGAAATCATTCTTTAAAGCTCTTAAATCATATAGAAAAGATAAATCTAAATTCACGAGTAACCCTAAGCTACCTAAATATAAAAGTAAAAATGGATTATACGTTTGTGTATTTACATATAACTGTTCACGAATTAAAGATAATAAGATTAACTTTGTTAAAAACATATTAAAACCGATTAAAACTAAGGTTTCAAGAGTAGAGCAAGCCAGAGTTGTACCTAACTCATCTTGTTTTATTGTTGAAATTGTTTATGAAAAAGATGTTAAGGAAACACTAAAGACGTCTGGATCTATAGCTTCTATAGATTTAGGATTAAATAACTTTATAACTTATATAGATAATCTAGGGAACACCCCTCTTATTATCAATGGTAAAGGATTAAAATCCTATAATCGATTATTTAATAAAAAGAAAGCTAAGCTTCAGTCTTTACTTCCGTTAAAACATTATTCATCAAACAAGATTAGACAACTAGAGTTTAACCGATACAAATTTGTATCTAATTTTATGCATTAAGCTAGTAAAATGTTAGTTAAGATATTATTAGACATAAAGATAGAAACTTTAATCATAGGTTATAATAAAGAATGGAAACAAAATATTAACCTAGGTAAAAAAGTTAATCAATCTTTCGTTCAAATACCTTATACATCTTTTTTACAAAAAATATTATATAAATGTGAGGAATATGGAATAAAGGTTATCTTAACAGAAGAGAGTTATACATCTAAAATAGATCATTTAGCTAATGAACCTATGAGTAAAAGAGATTCATATTTAGGTAAAAGAATACACAGAGGTTTATTCAAGTCTAGTGTAGGTAAAATATTAAATGCAGATGTAAATGGTGCTCTAGGTATAATGAGAAAAGTATTCCCTGAAAAAGTATTAGAACTTATAAGGGATAGAGGTGTGGTGTATACACCAGTAATTTTAAATCCTATAAAGATTTAATAATTACAAATAGTTTACTTAATTTTTGAGTGAAAATAACATACATGATTATTAATTTACCTGGTGCTTTTAAATATTTTGATGAAATAAAAAAATTATATATTAATAATTTTAATTTATTTAGAAACAATACGATTCAAGTTTATGACGGGATTAATTCTAAATGGTCTGGTGGTAGAGTAAATGTATATTCATCTGAATTTGATATAAAAAAATTAGAATTTTATAATAATAAAAATATAGGAGTTTATTTAACATTTTCTAATTTTGAAATAAATGTCAATTTAGAAGAAGAAAACAAAATATTGTCTATACTTAATAAAAATCCATTAAATGGAGTAATTATATCTAACGAAGATTTTAGAATATATCTAAGAAAAAAATATCCTAATTTGAAATTATTAAAATCTATTACTTCATTTGATTCTTTAAATTTAGATTTGTATAATTTTAAAGAATTAGAAAAATTGTATGACTTTATTTGTCCTAGATTTGAATGGGTGTTTAATGCTGAATTTCATAATCGCATCAATCCTTCTAAATATGAAATAATGATGAATGATACTTGTTTAGAACACTGTAAATTATGGCATAAACATTTTGAAGCTATTTCAAAATGGAATAGAGATCATTTAGGAGATCCAAACAAAATTCAAGAGTGTTGGATAGATTTTGATTTTGAAACAAAGCACGGTTGTTTTAATGGTATGGATTTAGAAAAGAAAGAAGTTAAAAAATGTAAAGAAATAGGTTATTTGTGTTTTAAAATATCAGGTAGAGAATTTAATAAAGATTCTTATATTGAAAAAATACAATTTTCTTTGGATCAATTAAAATGTTAAAATTTAATTCTATAGAATATAATAAAACAGATTTTGATATTTATGATTCTTCTAAAAAAAATAATAATAAATTGGTACCCTATGTTAGTTTGTAATTATAGATGTCCTTATTGTTTTATGTCTGAAAAATTATTGAAAACAAAACCTTATGAAGTAGATTTAGAAGTATTAAATGAATTTAAAAATTTCAAATTACCAGTTAATTTTGGAATAGCTGGTGGAGAATTAACTTTAATTAAAAATTTTAAAGAATTATATAAAAAATGTTCTGATTTAAAATCTGAAAAATTAAATTTTAGATTTATTTCAAATGGATCATTTTGTAATAATTCATTAGAAATAGCAAATTCAGGAAATATTGAATGGTTGTTAACATTTCATCCTCATTCAGCTAATATAAATAAATTTATAGATAATATTAAAAAATTAAAAGATCCATTTACAATAAGAGTAATGTTAATACCTGAATCTAGATTTATTAAATATTATGATTATTTTAAAGAATTTGAAAATGTTCAATTTGAATTATTATTTGATTCTTATAATAATTTTGATAATAAATTTTTAAAATATTTAGAAAACGGTTTAAAAATTAAATATAGAATAGGTAATAAAGATTATACAAGAGAAGAATTAATAAAAAATAAATTAAATAATTTTAAAATGTGTAAATGTTATATAAATCAATTTCAATTTTTTAATAAAGATAAAATAGTAAAATCTTGTTCTAATAAAGTTTATACTTTAGATGAATTAAAAAATTGGGAAATAGTAAAACCAGAAATATGTAAATTAAATAAATGTTCAATAGGAAGTCATCTTGAATTCTCTAAGATATTATTTAGATCAATTTAATATTAAAACCCCAAATACTTTTAAAGAATTTTTAGAAGTAAATAAAGATAAAAATTTTGAATATTGTAATACAAATTCTGTAAATAGAAAAAATAAAATCATATATAAAAATTTAATTTTTAAAAAAATAAGAAATTTCAAAGAAGAAATAATAAAATATTATAAAGATGTTCTAATGTTTGATGATTATTTTATAAGATTTAAAACTGAAGGTGTAGTTACACATAATTTTGTTAAAGTTTTAAAAGAAGCAAAAGAGATTTTTAATTTAAAATATATTGCACCAAATAATGATATTTCTAATACTAGAAATATGATAAATGATATCATAATAGATGAAGAGTCAATTTACATTTTGTGCGGTTATAATAAATGGAAATTAGAATCGGAAAATAAAAAATGAAATTAAATAATATAGAAGTTAAAAGTATTACACAATCAGAATTAGACTCTAGATCTTTTTTAGATATCATGTTTTTTCCTGTGATGTTTTGCAATCAAAAATGTTCTTATTGTTTTGTTAAAAATTATGAAAAACCAAATTCATTAGATCCAAAAATCATTGATAATTTTAAATCATTTAGTATGGATTTAACATTAAATCTTGGTGGCGGTGAACCAATGTTAATTAAAAATTTTAATGATGTTTATAAAAAATTAACAGAGTTAAAATCAGCAAGAATTTTTACAAATGGTTCATTACCTTTAGAAAAATGGAAAGAATTAAAAGCCAGTGATGTTGAATTCTTAATTTCATTTCATCCTGAATTTGCAAAATTAGATCATTTCATAAAACTTCAAGATTTTTTAGAATCTAATAATTTTAAATATGACTTTCAAGGATTATATTCTTCTGATAAGTATTATGATTTAATGAAGAGTTTTAGAGATATTTTTAAAGGATTTAACTTTGTTTTTCCAGATGGTGTTAATAAATCTCAAATACAAAAAGGACTCCATTTAATAAAAGAAAATGATACAGAATATATTTTGGATAATAAATTAGTAAAAGAAGGTTATTTGTATAATAACTTTGATTTTAATTTTAAATTCTGTAAATGCTATATAAATATGTTCTTTTATGATTATAGAACAAATACATTTTCGCGCGTTTGTGATAATAAAATGTATTCTTTAGAAGAACTTCAATCTTGGACAGAAATAAAACCTAAAGTTTGTATTAAAAACGAATGTAAAATAAATTGTTATCAGAGATTTTATAAATGCAAATGTTTTTAATATTAAAATTTTAACCTCTTTTTGTAAAAAAATCTATAAAAAGAGGTATAAATTTTTTTCTAAAATGAATTCCTTATATAGAATATAAGATTATAAAACAGAATTTTTTATTTTATAATATAAGATTTATAAAAGATATTTTGCTAGCAAAAAAATTTTTAACCTCTTTTTATAGATTTATGCCTAGCATTCTTACAAAAAGAGGTTAAAAAATTATTTAGAACCTAAAAATTTAGACAATCTGTCATCATCTAAGTAGTCAACCATTTCAAAATAAGCAAAATTAAATGTTAAATCTGTTATATTCTCGACATCCGTAGAATTTGAACCTAACATAATAGAACCTAAATTTTGTAATTGACAACCATAAAATTCAAATGCGATTACTGGTTTACCTAAATTATCTGTCACTTCTACACCAACATTAAAATCATTATTAACAGGGTTTTGAGTTCCATCTGTTCCATTAATTTGTTTTAAGAAAAAATTAACTAAAGATTTATATAATCTAAATTTTTCATCAACAATTAAACCAATTGTTATAGGATCATATTCTATACCATCACCAAGAATAGGAAATTTTCTACCTGAACCAGTATAAATTTCTGGTGGATTATGATTTATTCCTGGTAAAGAAAATGTTTGAGCATATACATATTCTTTACCTAAAAAAGGCAAAAAAACTTTATAATTAGATGATTGAGAATAATTATTTGTATTAAAATTAGTCATTTTTATCCTGATTTAATGTCATTTCTACATTTGTATCTACATATTCTGAAACTTCTGTATTTGCTGGCTCAGCAGAAGTAGAAATTTCGCCTGGTTCATATCTAAATAAAGATAAATTTCGTCTTCTAATATCTTTTAATGTTTCATCAAATTCTTTATCTTTTTCTTCTTTACCAAAAAGCATATCTGTTAAATCAAAACTCATATTGCGACTCCAAAAATTCTAATGTTAATGGTTTTTCTAAAGAATATAAAAGCCAAAAATTTACGGCTAATTCATATAATCCACAATTCATTATATCTTGAGGAAATTTATTTTCTCTTTTTAATTGAGATAAGAAATTCCATCCATTCCATTTAGGATATTTTGACTTTTTTATTCCTAAAAAAACTTCTTCTCTTGATCTAGATTTATAAAGAGGAATTTGTATTAACAATTTATAAATCTTATCTACATTTGGCAATTTTAAATCTTTCAAAATTAAACCTTTTTAAGTATTTATCTTTTAAATCACCATATGTTATAAAAATTTATAACCTCTTTTTATAGATTTTTGCTGAGCAAAACTGTCTAGACTGTTTCTATAATAGAAAAACAAAAACTAACCTCTTTTTATAGATTTTTGCTGAGCAAAACTGTCTACACTGTTTCTATAATAAGAAAACAGAAACTATCCAGACAATGTTGATTTTTGCTGAGCAAATGATACAAAATATTTAGTTATATTAAAGATTTAAGTGTTATAATAAAATTAAAAAAGGATAAAAAATGATAGAGCCATTGGACGGAATTGTGTTAGTTAAAATTCAAAATCAAGATTTTAAAACATCAGATACAGGAATTATTCTAAAAAGAAATAATGGCGCTGTTTCAGATAGAAATACAACAGGAATTGTAGAAGCTGTATCTAAAAATTCAAAATTAAAACCAGGTTATAAAGTATATTTTGATAAAACTTCAGGAATTGATTATTCTGAAAACGATCAAGATTATCTATTTCTTAAGGAATCATCATTATTAGGTTATTCCATATAGATTTTTATGTTAATATAAAAATAAAAAAGGAGAAAATGTGGATTTTATAAAAGAACATTACAACTTCATTTCATCAGAAATAGATGAAAACATTTTAACACAAATAGTTAATTCTACAGTAGAATCAATTTATAATTCACCGCAAGCTAGATATAATAGATCTAAAAAAGAAATAAAAGATGCTGTTATAACTGGTTTAAGAGCTGAAGCCTTTTTAATACAGAATAAAAATGGCAAAAAAGCAACAGATACATATTCAGATGTAATAATTGAAAATTATATAATAGAATGTAAAGTTTCAAATTATTGGACATTAGATAAATGTTATAACACAATTAATAAATGTTTAAAATATTCAAATCCAGATTATTTTATGTTTTGGACATTAAAAGATGATATTTATACCTGTTATGATATTATGAAAAGGCCATAATGTGAAAATAACAGATCAAATTAATCCCAATTTTTACTTTAAATCAGATGAAGAATTAGAAGATTTTAGACAAGATAATTATAAATTCTTTGAAATTTTAAAATTTATTACCGATTTTCAAGATAATTTTAATCTTAAAAAAATAAATTTAGATGAATTAAAAGATTATAAAGAATTTATAAGACTTTATATAGAAAAATATATGAAATATGAAGATGAATTAGAAAGAAAAGATACTCCTTATGTAGATCATTTATTACATGTAGATCATTATTTGGATATGTTAACATTAGATAATGATTTAATGGAAATGGACGATTTAGTTATTCTTAGACAATTAACAACAGATATAATAGATTCTGATATTTTTTTATTTTCTTTTATAGAAATGTTTTTAGATATGATTATTAAATTTAAAATAATAAGTTATGAATTTAATTTAGATAATTTTAAAGATATCATGACATTAAGAATACCAGATTCAGAATGTATTACAGAAATTAAGGAAGAATTGGAGAAATGTAAATGATTATAAACATTGACGATACTCAAAAATTAAAAAGAGTTATTATTGAATTTTCTGATGCAGAAGAAGAAATAGATCTTAAAACTGTTACAAAAAGTAACACATCTAAACCTAAAAAATCTGAAACTGTTACAGAAAGTAACACTTCTAAAGAAAAACCAATAAATTTTGATGAATTTTTGGATTCTAAAACTGATAATGAACTTCAAGAAGTAATAGAAAAACCTAAAATTCCAGAAGTTAAAGATAGAAAACCAAAAGTTTCTAATAATATGCAAAATTTAGTTTTATAAGGATAAAAAATGAATGGAACTTATGTGGCTGCATGGCTAGATGATTATACATCTAATATAATATATAAAGAATTTCAAAAATTTCCAAAAAATGAATTTAAATATCATATAACAATTATGTATGATGTCAATACTCCTTGTGAAAAAATTTTAACATTTAAATTGCCTTCTTCAGCAACTTTTGTTTTTAGAGATTTAAAAGTAATATCAGGATCAGATAATAAAAAATATTTAATTTCAGAAGTAGATTCTACATTTATAGATAATCAATATAAAGATTTAATTAAATTAGGTTATAAACATTCTTATAAAGAATTAATGAAACATATTACAATAGCTGAAGTTTCAGATGATTTTAAATTAGATTTTAAAAATCATTTATATGGATTAGTTTTAAATTTAGATTATATAAGATTAGAACCTTTAATTATTAAGTAAGTTATGATATTATTAGAACAATTCTAGTTAACCTAGAATGTAAAAAATTTAAAGGATTTATATGTTAATTTTAGGTTGTGATATTGGTTACGGTGATACAAAAGTTGTAGCTGGTTCAGAAACAGGAGAAATTTCGAAGAAATTCAAATTTCCAAGTATGATTGGAATGACGAAAAAACTCGAAAATGTTGAAAATGACCGTATTAAAGAATATGACGGTAATTTTTATATGATAGGTGATGATGCAAAACATTTGCCTTCTGAAAATATTATAGATTTAACTGATTATAAAAATCTAGAATATTTTGGTCCACTTTTACTTCAATTTGCTATTGATAAAGTAAATTTAGGACAACCAGATGTAATTGTAACTGGATTAAGTATTGCACAAATAGATAATTCAGGTTATTTTCAAGAAAAATTGTCTAATTATACTATTAATGGTGAAGAATTTGTTAATCCAAAAGTAATTGTTCTTGCACAAGGTTCAGGAGCCAAAGTTATGAATGATATTTATGGTGTTAATTTTCCAGTAAAACAAGAAGAATTCTTAGGAGATAAGAATTTTGTAATTGCAGATATTGGTTTTAATACTTCAGATTTTGTTCTTGTTAATAATGGCAAAACAGATCCAAACCTTTTCAGAGCAGAAGAAAAATCTGGAATCATGAAAATAGCTGCTAAAATTGCAAAACTTATACATGATAGACATGGTAGAAGTTTGTCTTTAATGGAAGCTAAACAGGTTTTAAACGAAAAAGTATATCGTTTAAGAGGACAAAGATATGATTATTCAGCTGAAATATCTGAATTTAAAAAAGAATATCTTAAAGATTTAATTAAATTTATTGAAAATTCATTTCCATCTATTATAGATAAATTGGATTTTATTTTATTAGTAGGTGGTGGTTCTACATTATTTTCTGGAGATTCAGCAGATAAATTCATTAGAATTCCTAAAACAGAAAATGAATTTTATAATGCTATAGGTGATTATCTATTTGGTGTTCAAAGGATTTAAAATGACAATTTTAGATATTGAAAACACACAAAATTCCCAAGTAAAAGAAAATCTAACTAAAGTTAATAATGAATTTAAAAAAGATGTTGAAAATTTAAAAAGTTTTCAACAAGAACTTAAAGATGAAATTAATAAAATAGTAAAAGACGATAAAAAGGAGATTAAATGCAACTCTTAGAAGATAGAATTAAATCTATTGGAAATTTTTTAGATAATACAAAAGATGAAATAAATCTTTTTGATGTAAAATTCTCTAATGTTAAAAATCACGAAGAAATTTTAATGTTTCAAACTGATTTTTTAAATTTTATTAAAGAATTAAAAATAGATTTTAATAATGTATTAAAAGGAGAATAAAATGAAAAATCTTGTTAAAACTTTAAAAGAATTAAATCCAATTTCTGATAAAGTATTATTGAAATATCCTAAAACTGTTATTATATCAGAAGCTAATGATATGATGGCATTAATAGATTGTGAAAAATTAGAATGTCAAGAATTTGAAGACACTGGAATTTATGAATTATCAAAATTTAATGCATTATTAGATATGTTTGATGATTTTGATATTTTAAGAAAAGATAATACTTTAGAAATAAATTCAAGATTAAATTCAGCAATTTTTACATTAGCAGATATTGCTTTGCTTGTTCCATTTGATAAAAATCCAGCAATTTTTGATAACATTAAAAATCAAACTTTAGTATCTGAATTTAAATTAGAAAAAGAACAAGTTCAAAAAATTAAAAAGGCATCTTCAATTTTTGGTAATTTAGAAGCATTAACATTTAAGTCAATAGATGGAAATGTGGATGTATTTTTAAACCAAAAAAATAGATTTCAATCTTCAAACAATACTTTCAAAATATCATTTCCAATGGTATCTGAAAAGAATTTTGAAATATCTATAGGAACAGAAAATTTTGTTAAATTACCAATGAAAGATTATGCAGTTAAGGTTTATTATAATCAAGACAAAGATGCATATAGGATAATTTTTATTACAGATAATTTTGAATGTGTTATAGCTAATTTAAATTAAAGATTTAATTGATATAATTAATTAAAATTAAAGGAGATAATATGAAATGAAGATAAATAATTCACAATTATTGTGATTGAATCGTCAGAAAAAGTGTTTTAACTATGTAAAAAAGTTTTCAAAAGTGTAAAAAAGTTTTAAAAAATTAAAAGGATTCAACAATGGATATTAGTAACGTTTCATTTGATTTTAATTCAATGACTCAAGGACAAGATGTTTTTTCAACAAAAACAGAATATGCAACAGATACAAGATTTTATAATCTAGAAAAAGACCCAAAAACAGGAGAAGGTCAAGTAGTTGTAAGATTTTTGCCAGATGGTGAATTAAAAGAAACTGGTGGTATGGGAACAATCCAAAAAATGTTTAGAATTAATGTTCAAGATAGAGCTTCTAAACAATTTGTATCAGAATGGTCACCTTCTACAATAGGTTTAAAAGATCCATTTCAAGAAAGATTTTCAGAACTCTGGAAAGAAGGTAAACAAGATCAAGCTAAAAAATTAGGTAGAGCAATAAGATTTATCACAAATATTAAAGTTTTAAAAGATCCAAAACATCCAGAAAATGAAGGTAAAATTTTCTTGTTTGATATGTCTCAAACACTAGCAGAGAAAATTCAAAAAATTCAAATGCCATCTGAAGCAGATAGAGCTCTTGGAATTCAACCTAAAGAATTATTTAACCCGTTGAACGGATATAATTATATTATTAGATCTATTAAAGGTTCAAATGGAATTATTAACTATGATTCTTCAATGGTTGCAGAACAACCAACTTCTATTTATAATTCTAAAGAAGAAGCCGTAAAAGATATTACAGAAAATTGTTATAAACTTTCTGAATTTACAAGGCCAGAATTTTACAAATCTTATGAAGAATTAAAAGAGAAATTGGATTGGATTGAAGGTATTCTTAATGGAACATCTGCTCCACAGACAACTCAGGCTCAAGTTCAAACAGCTCAAGTTCAACCTCAACTAATGACAGATAATACATCTAGTGTTCAGGTTCAAACTGCTCCTATGGCTCAAGCTCAAGTAAATGCTGCACCAACTGCACCACAATTTACACAAGTTCAACCACAAGCTCAAGCTCAAGGATTTAATGTTCCAAATCCAGGCGATGAACTAGATGAAATGATTGCTAACCTTAGCAAATAATTTTATAGGGGATTTTAATCCCCTTTTCAAGGATTTTAAATGATATTATATGATTTTTCTTCTGCTTTACATAGATCTGTTTTTACTGCTTCTAAAATAAGAAATCCGCATAAAAAAGATGGTAAATTTATAACTTCTGAATTTATTGATTTAGCTATAGGTAGAGTTTTAGATGAAATTTTATCTGAATATAATAAATATCACAAAGAATATGGAGATTTTGTTATTTGTATAGACGATCATTCTAAACAATATTGGAGAAAAGATATATTTCCAGATTATAAAGGTCAAAGATCTAAAATAAAGGAAGAATCAGAAATAGATTGGAATGAAGTATATAAACATTTAAATTTCTTTAAAGAAGTTCTAGAAAAATATTCACAATTTAAAGTTATAGGTTCACCAGGAGCAGAAGCAGATGATATTATTTGCTTATTAACGAGAAAATATACACCTCATGAAAAAGTGTTAATTCTAAGCCCAGATAAAGATTTTAAACAACTTCATAAATTTGGAGATATTAAACAATGGAGTGCTTTAACTAATAAATGGATTTTAGATGATGAAAGAGAAATGGAGTTTTATCATCCTTTATTAGGAGATGCTTGTGATAATGTTCCAAGAGTGGTAGATTTTTCTGTATTTTCAGAAGATTTTAAAAAATTTTTAGTGTGGTATAAATTAGATTATAATGAATTAGAATTTTATAAATTAGATTATACAACTAAATCTAAAGTTATAGAAGATTTTGAAAAAGATTTTCCTGATTCTAATGTATATGATAAACCTAGATTTGGTAAATCTACTGTAGATAAAATGATTAAAAAATTTGGTTCATTGGATAATTTTTTAGATTCTAATCCAATTTATAGAATGAATTATGAATTAAATAAAAGATTAGTTCTTGATTCTGAAATTCCTATGAAAATAGAAACAGATATATTAAGACAATATATAAATTCTAAAAATGAATTAAATTTTGAAAAAATAGAGAAATTCTTAAATTATTACCAACTTTATGATTTAATATCTCAATTTAAAAATATTATTAGAAGCAATTCAGAAGTTGTTCCTTTAACCGTTGATAATTGTGGATGGTAAATTCAAGAGATTATTAAAAATCTCTTGAAATCTTAAATTGTTAAATCTTTTGTATAAATTTCTTTTTCTAAAGATTCAAATACATATTTTAAAACATATTTACATTTATTAAAATCATATTCATTCGCTGGATAAAGTTTTGATCTAAATATTTCAAATTCTTTACCATTTTCTAAAACTAAAAAAATTTCAAAATAGACATATTTTTTAAAAAATTTTGTCACTAATTTCTCTTTTTTAAAAATAGCTACAATAAGATCTTTTCTTATATAATTATGATTAACTCTAATAAAATTATCTGATAAATTAGTTTTCAATTTTCTATCCATTTTTGTATTATTTATCTAATTCACTAACTTTTCATACCTCTTTTTATAGATTTATAACTTTTCTGCTCCAGAAAATCTATAAATTTCTATAAAAAGAGGTATGAAAAAATTTAATTCATAGCGTATAGAATTTTTTAAAGCTGAGAATCTACAAAAAGAGGTTAATAAAAATAAAAAGATAAATAGGTTAAAAAGAGTTGATTATGAATTTTTTACTAAACAAATATTTTATTACAGCAATAGTTTGCATATTAATAATTTTAGGTGTTTATATAGAATATAAATCTTTAAAAAGTGAAATAAATTCATTAAATACAGATTTAGAAACATATAAATCAAAAAATGCTGAATTAAATTCGTCTTTAGAAAACTTTATTAAAAAGGATGAATTAGTTTCTAAAACGATTAAACAACAAAATGATGATTTAAACCTATTAAAGAAAAAACCTAAAGTTATATATAAAACAAAGTTTATTCCACAAAAATGTGAAATAAATATAGAAATTCCAGATTCTAATTCTACAGGAATTCCAAAATATTTAGGTAAAATAGGATTTTAATTATGAAATATTTTTTATTATTTTTAACATTATTTTTTATAGGTTGTTCAGAGAAAGTTCAATATATTAAACCACAATTTCCAGAACCTTTAGAAAAGCCTGTTGCTCAGGATTATACTTTAAAAATTATTGAAATAGATGGTCAAAAGTATTATGTATTAGATGAAGAAGATGCATTAAAAGCTTCTGAAAACTGGATTAAATATAAAAATTGGGCTGAAGCAAATTATAAATTATTAAAAATGTTAAATCACTAATTTTTGTAAAAAATTTAACCTCTTTTTGTAGATTTTCTGAAGCAGAAAGATTGTAAAAACTACAAAAAGAGGTAGCATTAAAAATTATAAGATAATAATTTTTTTACTATATAATTAAAAAAGATAAATAAATTAAAAAGAGTTTGATTATGATAATGACTTTAAATAGATTTGAAAAAGGTAATAATTCAACAATAGGAAAATTAAAATTTGAAAATTTTGAATGTTATACATTAGAAAATTTAAAAGAAGGTTCAGAATCAGGAAAAGATTTAAGAATTCCAGCTGGTGATTATAAATTATATTGGAGAATTTCACCATCAAAAGGTAAAAAAATTCATGTATATAATGAAAAAGTTCCTAAAGAAAGATACATTATGATACATTCAGGAAACACAGAAGATCATACATTAGGTTGTATTTTATTAGGTTATACAAAAGCTAAAGATTTTGTTGGTAATTCTAAACAAGCAGTTCAAGATTTCGAAAATTTAATGTCAAAATATAATCTAGATGACATACAATTAAAAATTATAGATAATCCAGGAGTATAAAATGTTTGAAATAATATTATTTTTATTTTTATGTTATTTTACTTATATGATATTTTTTACACAAAGAACAGAAAAAGTTCTAGATGATGTGAATAAAAATGTGATAGATTTATCTAATGAATTTAAAGATATTCTATCAGAATTAAAAGGATTAAAGTGATAGAAAAAATAAAAATGTTATTTTTCAAAGATAATTTTATTAAAAATTTACCTCATTTTTTCATGATTTTTATATTATTTGGAATGGTTTATTACCAAGTAATGGTTTCTTCATATTTAAGAGCAACATCTAACGAATTAGAATACAAAACTTCTCTTTTAAAAGAACAAATTTATACTATTAAAAATTTAGAAGAACAATTAATAGCTGTAACAATAAATTATAATGATCAAGTTAAAAGATATTTAGATTTAGCTAAAAAATATAATGTTAAAGTCCAAAATGTTCAACCAATTTATTTTACTAATAGAGAAGAAGTATCAAATATTTTAAATAAGACTAAAAAGGAGTTATACATTGAAGACGATGATAATTTCACTACTATTGCTAATGATCTTAATAGGATGTGGGACGACTTTGAGTCACAGGGAAGAAATTCAAAAAGTGTATCTTCAAAATGACGAAGTTTTAAAAGATTATAATTACACTGATTTAGATAAATATTATGTTAAAAAATTACATAAGCCTAAATTAAATAATAAGCAAGATATTCTAAAGTCTTATAAAAATATTATGTATTCTTATAGGGAATGTAGAAAACAAAATGAAGAATTAAAATCCATAATTCGCGAAAAAGATGAAATGATAAAAAAATTTAAAAGTAAAAATTAAAAGGATTTATATATGGCAGATACAGTCAATATACCAGTAGTAGATGCTCTTGGCCCAACAGTAGAGGCAGCAAAAAATTTCCAAGCATTAGATATTACTGGAGTTTTGTTTATTGTATTATTCGTATTGGCTGCTGTGATTTTATATAAATTCAAAAATGATAAAAAAATAGAAGAATTAGCAAATTCTATACGAGAAGTAACTTCTGTCTCAAAAGAGACAATGACTATGCTTCAAAATCTTCATCAAACACAAAATAATAATGTATTAGATAGAGTTAGGCAAATAGAAATAAATCTTGAAAAAATAGAAGACCATTGCAGAAGAATGGAACTAACTTTAGCTAAATCTAATATTTTATTAGATTCTAAATAACACTATATTTTTATAACACTAAATATTTTTATACATATTTTTATAAAAAATTCTACAAAAAGAGGTTATAAAAATTTATTTGCTAGCAAAAAATTCTTTTAATATATTCTTATATAAGAAAAAAAATCATACCTATTTTTATAAAAAATTCTACATAAAGAAGTTATATTTTTTTCTAAAATAAAATTCTATATAATAAAATTATTTAGTGTTATAAGAAAAAATTTCATACCTCTTTTTGTAGAAATTTTGCTTCAAAAAATCTACAAAAAGAGGTTATAAAAATTTTAAATAATGGTGTATAAAAATTTATATAATTAAATAAAAAATTTTACTGTTTGCTCATTAAAGCCTAGTTTGTTATAATAAATATTTAACTAACATACAAAGAAAGGACAGCCATGAAAGTAATAAAAAGAAATGGCCAAGAAGTAAGCTATGATATTAATAAAATCAAAAATGCAATATCTAAAGCAAATCTCCAAACTAAAGAATTATCAGATGAAAAAATAGATAAAATCGTTGAAGATATAGATAAAAAAATTCAAAAGTCTAAATTTAATTTAAGTGTTGAAGATATACAAGATATTGCAGAAAAAGATTTAATAAAATATAATGCTTATGAAACTTCTAAAGAATACATTACTTTTAGATATAAAAGATCACTAACTAGAAATAATTTAGATGGTCAAATATTATCCTTAATAGAATATGAAAATGAAGAAGTTAAACAAGAAAATTCTAATAAAAACCCTAGAATTTTAAGTGTCCAAAGAGATTATATGGCAGGAGTAATTTCTAAAGATATTTCAGAAAGAATTTTATTACCTAAAGAGATAGTTCAAGCTCATAAAGAAGGTATAATTCATTTTCATGATATGGATTATTTCGCTCAACATGCCCACAATTGTTTTGGTTCAAACACCAAATTTGTAACAAATAAAGGTCTTAAAAAGTTCTCTGAATTTAAAGACGGTGAAAAAACAGAAGTTTTAGATAAAGATGGTGTTTGGAGAGAAGCCACTGTTAGGTGTTATGGTGAAGAACCATTATATACAATTACTTTACAAAGTTGTAGAACAATAAAAACAATAAAAGCAACAAAAAATCATAGATGGTTGTTAAAAGATGGTTCTATTACAACTAATTTACAAGTTGGTGACAGACTTCATCTTTTGCACAAATTAAATGAAGAAATACAAATAGAAACAAAAGAAGATGCTTTATTTTTCTGCTTAGGTTTTTGTATAGGTGATGGTTCTGATTCATGTTCTTCTTCAAAGGGTGGTTTGTCGGTGAGATTATGTGGAAGAAAAAATGAGTACTCATATTTGTTTGAAATGGCAGGATTTAGAAAGGGAAATAAGAAAAAAATAAACGATAATATTTATAGCATATCTAGTTTTTCTAAACAAGACATGTTAAATGCAAGAATTTGGATATATTTAAATAAGCGTCAGAATTATATGTTGTATAAAGGATTTTATGCAGCTGATGGAAATGTTAGAGATAATGGAGTGGCGACAACAGATGAACGTATATTAGAGATGATAGAAACTATTTCTTGTATTTATGGGCACCATATTCTAACAATTAAAGAAGTAATGAGAGACACAAACTATAAAAAACAAGCAAAAATATATGATATTAGCTTTATGACATCACAACCAACAAACAGAAATTGGATAGTTAGAGACATACAATTATCATATAGAGGTGGTTTAAAACAAAAGGTGTGGTGTATTGAAGAACCAGTTACAAAAACATTTACATTAGAATCAGGAATTGTTACTGGAAATTGTTGTCTAGTGAACCTTGAAGATATGCTTCAAAATGGAACAGTTATTTCAGGAGTAGGAATTGATAAACCAAAATCATTTAGAACAGCTTGCACAATAGCATCACAAATAGTTGCACAAGTTGCATCATCTCAATATGGTGGTCAAACAATATCTTTGTCACATTTAGCTCCATTTGTAGACGTCTCAAGACAAAAAATTAAAAAAGAATTAAAAGAAGAATTACAAAGTCAAAATATTGTAATTTCTGAAGAAAAATTCAATAATTTGATTGAAACTAAAGTTAAAAAAGAAATAAATGATGGAATTCAAATAATTCAATATCAATTAATAACATTACAAACAACTAACGGTCAAGCACCCTTTGTGTCTGTTATGATGTATTTAAATGAAGTTCCTGAAAATGAAAGAGATGATTTGGCTTTATTAATAGAATCTATGTTAAAACAAAGAATAAAAGGTGTTAAAAATTCAGAAGGTGTTTATATAACTCCAGCATTTCCAAAACTTTTATATGTTCTTCAAGAAGACAATATTAAAAAATCTGGAAAATATTATTATTTAACAAAATTAGCAGCAGAATGCACAGCTAAAAGAATGGTTCCAGATTATATTTCGGAAAAAATAATGTTAGATTTAAAAGGTGATGTTTATCCATGCATGGGCTGTAGGAGCTATTTGACTCCAGACAGATTTACCACAGTCGGAAAACATAAATATTATGGAAGATTTAATCAAGGAGTAGTAACATTAAATCTTGTAGATGTTGCATTATCTTCTGAAAAAGATGTAAATAAATTCTGGGATTTGTTAGAACAAAGATTAGAACTTTGTCATAGAGCGTTACAAGAAAGACATAAAAGATTAAAAGGAACACTTTCAGATGTTGCACCAATTATGTGGCAATATGGTGCATTAGCAAGATTAAAACCAGGTCAAGTAATAGATGATTTATTATATCATGGATATTCTACGATTTCTTTAGGATATGCAGGATTATATGAAATGACAAAATATATGACAAATGATTCTCATACTTCAGAAAAAGGTAAAGAATTTGCATTAAAAGTTATGCAAAAATTAAATGATAAGTGCCAAGAATGGAAATTAGCAGAAGATATTGATTATTCAGTTTATGGTTCTCCTATAGAATCTGGAACATATAGATTTGCTAAATTATTACAAAAGAAATTTGGAATAATTGAAGGAATTACTGATAAGAATTATATAACAAATTCATATCATATTTCTGTAACAGAAAATATTGATGCATTTTCTAAATTAATTAAAGAATCTACATTCCAAAAATTATCACCAGGTGGTGCTATTTCATATGTAGAAGTTCCTAATTTAGTTAATAATCTAGAAGCTGTAATGAGTGTTCTAGAGTGTATTTATGAAAATATTCAATATGCAGAATTAAATACAAGATCTGATTATTGTTGTGAATGCAAATTTACAGGAGAAATACCACTAATTAATGAAGATAATAAACTCATATGGAAATGCCCAAAATGTGGATGCACAAATACAACAAAATTAGTAATAACAAGAAGAACTTGCGGATATATTGGAACAGCTGAAAATGGATGGAATCAAGGAAGATTAGCAGACATTAATAACAGAGTTTTACATTTGTAGTCAACTACAATAAAAAAGATAAAAAATATGAAATATGCTACATTTGTAATAAGTTGCATCTTTAAAATGTAGTCAACTATAATAAAAAAGATAAAAAATATGAAATATGCTACAATAAAATATAATGATATTGCAAACGGGGAAGGTGTAAGAACTTCCCTTTTTGTTTCTGGATGTAATTTAAAATGTCCAGGATGTTTTAATAAAATTGCACAAGATTTTAATTATGGCAATGAATTTACAAAAGAAATACAAGAACAAATAATAGAATCTGTCAATAAATCTTATATTTCAGGATTAACTATATTAGGTGGTGAACCTTTTGATCCAAAAAATCAACCATATATTTTAGAATTTATCAAATATTTTAAATCTAAATCTAATAAATCTATTTGGATGTATACTGGATATAATTATGAGAAAGATTTATTAAAAGGTAAAGCTAATAGTGAATATACAAATGAAATATTATCTTTAATAAATGTTTTAATAGATGGTCCTTTTATAGAATCTTTAAAAGATCCAATGTTAAAATTTCGTGGTTCTTCTAATCAAAGAATTTTAAAACTTAGATAGTTTTTAAGTGAATTTTAGTATAACACCATATTTTTCTTATGAAGAAATAATTTTTATACCTCTTTTTGTGTTTTTTTTCCTGATTAAATTATTATATAAATACTTTTGCTGGCAAAAAATTTTATACCTCTTTTTGTAGTTTTTTTTTTTGCTGAGCAAAATAAGTAAAAATCTATAAAAAGAGGTAAAATTTATTAAAAATTAGATAAATATATTAAAAGAGATAAAAATGATTAATACAAGATCAGATTTAAGAGAATATATTTATGCTAAACTAGGATCACCATTAATCCAAGTTGAAGTTACTGAACAACAATTGGATTTTATCATAGATGAAGTTGTCCAACAATTTTCAAATTTTTCATATGATGGTGAAAAGAAAGTTTATTTAAAATTCATGTGCGAAGGTAGAGGGGAATATAATGTTTCACCAGAGATTAACGAAATTAGTCAGATAAATCAATCCGGGTTATTCTATTCGGGCTACGATATGAACGGATATATAGATCAAAACTTATCAAATTTCATATTAAATACTTCTGGTGCATCCCTTAGTTATTTAATCACCTTATCTTCAACAAGATCACTGACAGCAAAATTCTTTGGAAACTCTGTAAACTTTGAATTTAATGAACATGAGCATAAGTTATATATTTACCAAGATTTTTATGGTCCTTTATTAATAGAATGTTATATGAGATATATTCCAAACGAACAAGATAAAATATATAATCATGAATGGATTAAAGGAATGTGTATAGCAAAAGCTAAAATACAATGGGCAAATAATATTGGTAAATATTCTCAGGCTGTTATTTCTGGAGCTACAATTAATTATGATAATATAAGAGCAGAAGGAAATGAAGAAATGCAAAAATATAATGAAGAATTGTTATCTAAGTGGACAAATCCAGCTCCATTCTTTATTGCATAATTTTTAAATGTTCCTTATTTAAGGAACATTTTTAACTATTATATGGTGATTTATATATTTTTCGTAAAAAATTATTTGGTGATATTATAAAGTGGATTTATATATTTTTCACAAAAATCTATCATTTTAAAAAGATCTTTTGATTTAATTAAATCTTCACCTATTTTTCTTATATCTTTACCATATCTACTTTCTACAATAGATAAAGATTGTTCTATTCTACGAGTAAGTCTATCTGATGCATTCATTGTATCTTCTTTAATTTTTTATAATTTAATTATATCAATTTAAGTTTAAAGTTTAATTAAATCTTTTAAATCATCTAACTCAGAATACGATATGTTTTGATCTAAAACATCCAACTTATAATTGATTACTTCTGACTCCTGAGGTAAATTTTCTTTAATATCCATATTAATATAAGATAATGACCATTCGCATGGATTTTTATCATATCCTGGATATAAAATTTTCTCGTTTATTGCTTTTAATCTTTTATTTGTAATATATTTTATATATGTTTCAATAATATCTGCATTCATTCCAAGATATGAACCTTCTTTAAATAATTCTTTAGCCCATAATATTTCTTGATCAACTGCATTTGAATACATTTCATGAATTTCTGGTCTTACAGCTTCATAAGCTTCAATAAATCCTTCATCTTCTCTAGTTCTTAATAATTTTAATAACATTTGAGAAAACGCTAAATGTAAATTTTCATCTCTACAAATTAATTGTAAAATTTTAGATGTTCTTTCCATTAATCCTTGAGAATAATGCATTCCCCAGATACTTAAAAAACCACCATAAAATCTTACACCTTCTAGAATATTAATATTTAATAAAAATCTAACAATACTTTTCTTTAATTCAAATAATTCTTTATCATAAATATTACCTTTAAAGTAATTATAATGTGTTACTTTTTCAAAAGTATCATCATAATACTTTGCTATTTCTTTCATAATATCCATTAATACTGGTATTTCAAATGTTTCATCAAAAATTTCATCAGGTTTATCCCATACTGCTCTTAAAATTTCAGTATATGATCTTGAATGTCTTGAAATTTCAAAATGTTGCCAAACAGTCATACAGCCTTCAACTTCTGGCAAAGTAATAATACTTCCAAGAACTTGTAACATTCCTCTTCCTTGATCTGAATCAAGACCAATCAATCTTTGAAGCGTTCTTTTATATGTGTGTTTCATTCCATCAGTAAGAATAGGAAAATCTGTTCTATCTTTTACTAAAGATATTTCATTATGAGCCCAATCTTGTCCTAGTTGTTTATCTGTCCATTCATTAAAAATTGGATATTTTAAAACATCATATCTTTGTGTATTTTTTCCTTTTCCAAAAAAAATTGGTTCTTTAAGAAAATCAATTTTTTCTGGTGTATATAAAGATTGTATATGTATCATGTTTGTCCTTCTCAATTAAATTTTTAAACAAAAACTTTATAATTATTAAATCTTTATAGGATTTAATATTATTGGTGTATACACCACACCTCTATCCCTTATAAGTTCTAAAACTTTTTCAGGGAATACTTTTCTCATTATACCTAGAGCACCATTTACATCTGCGTTTAATATTTTACCTACACTAGATAAGAATAAACCTCTATAGATTCTTTTACCTAAATATGAATCTCTTTTACTTAAAGGTTCATTAGCTAAATGATCTATTTTAGATGTATAACTCTCTTCAGTTAGAATAACTTTTATACCATATTCCTCACATTTATATGATATTTTTTGTAAAAAAGATGTATAAGGTATTTGAACAAAAGATTGATTAACTTTTTTACCTAGATTAACGTTTTGTTTCCATTCTTTATTATAACCTATGATTAAAGTTTCTATCTTTCTGTCTAATAATATCTTAACTAACATTTTAGTAGCTTGATGCATAAAATTAGATATAAACTTATAACGCTTAAACTCTAGTTGTCTAATCTTGTTTGATGAATGTCTGTTTAACGGAAGTAAAGACTGAAGCTTAGCTTTCTTTTTATTGAATAATTGATTATAGGATTTTAATCCTTTACCATTGATAATAAGAGGGACATTCCCTAGATTATCTATACAAGTTATAAAGTTATTTAATCCTAAATCTATAGAAGCTATAGATCCAGACGTCTTTGGTGTTTCCTTAACGTCTTTTTCATAAACAATTTCAACAATAAAACAAGATGAGTTAGGCACAACTCTAGCTTGCTTTACTCTTGAAACCTTAGTTTTAATTGGTTTTAATATGTTTTTAGCAAAATAAATCTTATTATCTTTAATTCTTGAGCACATATATGTAAAAGCACAAACGTATAATCCATTTTTACTCTTATATTTAGGTAACTTAGGGTTACTTGTGAATTTAGATTTATCTTTTCTATATGATTTAAGAGCTTTAAAGAACGATTTCCACGCTTTAAATACTAACTTTACAGTCTGTTGAGACACATTAGAGGGTAAAGATCTAAAATCCACTTGATTATTTTTAGTTAAAAGAGCTGTAATTTCATTTTCAGATGGCAATCTTTTTGTCTCAAAGAAACTTTGCCTTAAAATATAATTAACATAGTTATATAGATTTTTACTTAAATGACATATTTCTATACAATTTTTATAGTTTATATTGTTTTTATCTATAATATGTCTTTCAGTTCTAATTAACAAATCAATTAACTCCGTTTTAAATTTTAATTATTATATCATTTAAATCTTTAAATAATGCTTTTATCATTTTTTGTGAGTTTTAAAATTTTTAATATTATTTAACATTTGTTAGGATTAATCTTCTTAATCTGCCTATTTTTAATTCTATAGGATCATTAGAATTTTCATCTCCCCAAATTCTTTTATCATCTTTTTTAAGTTCAACATTTTTATACTCAATTTTTCTTGAACCTAAATCAACTATATCAACGATAAAACCAGGATTATTAGATAATGAAACCCATAAATTTCTAGCATTTTCATATTGTTCAGAATCACCAACTAATGTAAATCCTGCTTGAACTATCATAGAATAAAATAACTTACCAACACTTATGCGTCTATAGGAATCTAGAACTTGGACCCCTTTTACAACTAAAGTATTAGTATAACCTATTCTTTTATAAGAATCAGTTTGTTCTGTTTTCATTGTTCCAACTATATAAAATCTCTCTTTTTTGCCATTAGGATCTCTTTTAGTTGGATAGTCATCAAATTTTTTAATCATTATAAAAATAACAGATTTTCGTTTTTCTAGATAATATATCTCACCATCTAGCTCTCTTTGGTTAACGATATTTGCACCTTCTATACTAGCATGATGGCCATTTTGATTCCAAAGAGAACTACCAAAATCATAATCACCCGGCTTTGCCCAGGCTTGTTCTAACATTTTACTAAATTTCAATTTGACTCCTATTTAAATAAATTTAATATGATTATAACATATTTAAAATTAAAAATTTATAAAACACAAGTAAATTTAAAATTATACAGAACAACCTCCAGATGAACAACCTTGTTCTTTTTCTTCTGATAATCCATCTTCATTATCAACACTTAAGAAATTCTGATAATAAAGAGATTTTAATCCTGAATTATTAGCCATTAATATTTCTTTGATAGCATCATTTATAGGTAATTTTTTGTTTTTATATCTTAAAATATTTGAATACTGATTTGTAGATATTGCTTGATCTATAAATGGTTGAATTATTCCTAATAATTTAAAATAATCAACATTATTAAAATCATCTCCCCATGAAGTTGTATAATAATTTTTTGATGTTTTATAAAATGGAACTAATTTTTTAATAGTAGCATTTTTATCTGTCTTGGTTGTAACTAATTCACGTGGTGGTTCAATTCCTGCAGTAGAATTGCTCAAGTTCGAAGAATTTGCACTAGGTGGTATTGCGGACACATTAGAATTTCTTAAACCAAATTCTTTTATATCTTTTCTTAAATTATCCCAATCTAAAGTTAAATCAAAATCTAAATTATATTCATCAAATTGTAACCAACCTTCAGAATATTTAGTGTCATTAAATAATTTACAAGGTCCTTTTACTTTAGCTAAATCATTAGAGCTTTTTAATAAATGATAATAAAAAGATTCCATTATTTTAAAGATTTCTTTATGGGCATCTTTTGTATTATAGAATAATTTATTTTTAGCTAAAAATCCAAATAAATTTGATATTCCTATTCCTAAAGCTCTTCTATTTTTAGCTGCATATTCCGCTTCTTTAATACTAAAATCTTCTATGTCTATTAAATTATCTAGAAAATTAACTAAAACTTCTGCAATTTCTGGAATATCTTCATATTTTGAATATCCTAAATTCATATTACTTAATATACAAACACCTATTTCTGGATTTTCAGAATCTAATGGCTTAGCAGGCTGAAAAATTTCACAATTATGGACTAAAATTCCACTAAATTTATCATCATTTATGTCTGTTATAATAATAAATTTGTGTATATCATCTACAGAAATATCAAAAACCTCTTCAGGTTTGCTTTTTTCAATTTTTATCACTTCTAATGAATTACATAATTTTTCAAATTTTTCATCATCTTTATTATAATTATTAAATACAGTATATAATTTTTGATTTAAACAATCTTTTATTTCTTTTTCATAAAATTTATCATTTTCTCTAACAAAAACTTTATGATCTGGCGTGCATTTAAATGAACTATTATCAGACAATGTTACTTTTATAACATCTTTTATTCCATTAGAAAAAGCAAATGCTCTTTTGACTTCAAATGGAACTCTTTCGCCGTTATTTATATTTAAAATTTCTTTGGTTGGTAAATTAAATTTATTATTAATATTTGAAACTTTTGATAATTCTTTGATAGTTACAATTTCAAAATTTGAATTATTACAAATTAAAACTTTAGTATCACCTGTAAAACAGCACAAATTTGTGGAATATACATAATCTTTATATGGTCCTTTATAAGCATTATCTGCAAAAACAAAATAAACTCTTCCTGTTATAGACCTTTCATAAATGAATAAATTTAATAATTCCCATGCATTTACTTTTTTCTTATGTTTAGATTTTACTGATTTTGAATATTTTTCATATAATTCTGCAAATTTTTCTTCATTTCCTAAAACTTCATATAATCCTGGAACTTCGTTTGTATGAAATAAGTAAATATCTTCTTTATTTAAAGCTTTCCTTAAAAAGAAATTATTTAAAATAATAGTTTGATCTAAATGTCTTGTTCTATTTTCAATTGTTCCTTTAGAATCACCTAATTGTGAAAATAATTCTACTTCATAATGATAAAAAGGAATGTTTGTATTAGAAGATGCATTTCTTGATATTTGCGTTAAAGCACCAGTTGACGCTTCAACAGCTTTCAAAATTGGTAAAATGCCGGTGTGTTGAACTCTCGAAGGTTTACCAACATCTGCACCTATTCCGCGTATATGAGAAACATTTAAACCTATTCCAGATTTTGCAGATGCGCATTGTAAAATTTTAGCCAAAGCTAAAGAAATAGATTCAACAGAATCACCCATATTAATTAAATTACAAGAAATAAAATGTTTATAAGAAGTTCTAGCTCCATTCATAATAGGTGTAGGAAAAGATATTTTTCTTTGATTTAATAATTTATATGTTTTAAGAATTAAAACTTTTCTTCTTTGTGGTTCTTCATTTATAAAAACAGCCATAGGTATTAACATAAATACTTCTGATATTGTCTCAATAACTTTATTGTTACTTTTTAACATATATTTAGAATACATTTGATTCACAGAAATATAAGACAAATTATCATCATCTTCATATCTAATTTTAGAACCAAAAAAATCTATTTCTTCTTTAGTGTATTTAGTTAATAAATCTTCATCATAAAAACCACCCTTTACTCTTTTTTGAATTTCTTCATAAAAATCTAAATGTTCATATTGGTTATAAACTTCTTTTCTTATTTGTTGAACTAATAATCTTCCAGCAACTATTTCATAATCTGAATTTTCTTCTGATATCATTTCATTAGCCGCTTGAATTAAAGATTTTTGAATGTCTTTAGATTTTATTCCATCTGTTATTTTTAACTGTGCATTCATTATTAAATCAGATGGAGAAACCTTTAAATCTTTACAAGCAAATAACACATGATTCATTATTTTATCAGGATTATAAAGTTCTTTTTCATTATTATTTTTTATAATATAAATATTGTTTAATGTTTTCACATTTCTCCTTTTATAATTAAATTACCACATTACAGATGTATTTTTTGATAATACATAAGTTCTATCATATTTACATAATTCTTTAATTATTTGAATTTTTGTTTTATCGTCACGTCTTTTAGATTCTAATCTTATATATTTTCTAAATCCTTCATAATCGATTTTGGCCTTTAACACTAGTTGTGCTGATTCTGGAGATTTTATATAAAACAAAGCAGTTTTAAAACTGAAAAAACTAAACTTAGATTTAAAATCATCTTCAATTTCGTCTAAATCTATTGTTTTTAAAACTTTATTTTTAACACTATCATCGTTGTGACTATAAGCCCATCTCACGTCTTCAGCAAATTTCTCATCGTCAAAATTTATTAATAATTCTGGATTATGTTTTTCAATAGTAAAAGGATAACCAAGTTTTTTAATATTTTTAACATATTTTTGTTCAAACGTAGGGAAAATATAATCAATAAACACTGATTCTTTGTTATCAGCATCAGATTTTATATCTAATAAAATTTTGAAAACATTGGCTAATCTTGCCATATACCAATCTTTTAATCGTTCTTCATAAGTTGCCCAATAATAAAGTGTTTCATCAATGTCTATTTCCATTTCAAATGATATTTCAGTATCACTAACTTTTTGATTATTTTTTATTTCATAAACCAAACCTAAACGAGCAATTATATCTTTAAAATAATATATTGCAGTATCTATACTAATTTCTTTGTTAAGAGTTAAATTAACTTTATTTTTTGTTATTTTTAATTTTTTAAAATATGAAGATTTATCACTTTTATTTAAACACATTTGTATTTCTGGTAATAAAGCCTTTAATACATTATTATCTATAGCAGATTCATTTATCATTTCTGAAAAATTCATAAATTACCTTTTATATTATTTATTTAAAAATAAAAAACAATCATAAATTTTTTATCGTCATTACAATCTTCATCTATTTTTAGTTCTTTTAACATATAATAATGATCTTCTTCATCTACTATTTCAATATCTAATTTTTTAGCTTTTTCAGGCAACTTTTTAATATATTCTTCTAGTTCTTTTACTGTCATTTTTGATCCTTTTAAAATTTAATTGTCTTCACCAAGTCTAATAATATAAAAACCCTTTGTTTTAACTAATTTATCTAATAAATCTTTAAATTCATTATATTTAGGTGTAAAATATTTAAAACCCATAGCTTCATAAAGTTTTGTGTCTTCGTAAAATTGATGACCTATTCCCAAATCTTTATAACAATCAAAATTACTACCGCCAGCAACAAATAGAATTATACAAGATTTTTTAGATGCAAATTCTTTAACACTAAACTTTAATTGTTCTAGTGCTCTTAAAACAATAAATCCACAAACACTATACATAAATGTAACTCTACCTGTAGAAGCATATCCGGCTGCTACATTTACCATATTTTGTTCTTGTAACATTAGATCTATAGTGTTTTCAGATTTATATGGAAACATATCACAATGAAATAATTTTATATTATTTCTATTAATGTAATCAAATATAAGTTTTCTCATTCTTTACACCTTTATAATATTTTTATTACATTTTAAACTGTTAAAGATTCTATTATATATTATTATTTTTAAACTTCAGTGATATTCAATTCTGAAGTATTAAAATAAACTATATTTAATCCTGTATTAGAATGAAATATTTCATTATAAAATAAAAATATAGTGTTCCATCCATTAAATTCCAAATTAGGTAAAAAAGTTAAAGGTCCTTTAGATCCAGTTCTGTTTAAATCAACAAAAACTGTAATATTTTTACACATTTTAGGTATAGATATAAAAGCTTCTATTATAGATCCCATATTCAATTGAGCATCACTTAAAAGAACAAATACTTTTTTATCAGGCTCTGCAATATTTATACCCTGAGCAATTCCTAAAGAATTTCCTAAAGTATAATCTGCGTAATAAATTTTATCTATTAAATCGTGTTCTATTCCTATTCTTGGATAATCTTTAATATCAAAAGATTCTAATATACAATTACAACCAAATGGTTTACCTATAATAATATAATCAAAAGTATTTATTAGATTAAAATTATTTTTCCAAAATGATTCTAATGTTTTAGAAGATTTTGGATGAAGTTTTAATCTATCTTCTGAATTAAATGTTTTCATCGTCTGATCTTATGAAATTATTTTCAAAATCACATTCTCTAGAAATTAATTTCTTACAATAGAAAAAATTATCTTTTACTTCTGAGAAAAATCCTTGAGTATTATTTCTTATTGAAATACTTTTCTTAGAGTAAAAATGATTATCTTCTATTTCATCTGCAAAAATTTCTATTTTCTTTTCTGATTTAATATTGCAAAATTTAACTTTATCTGCATATATTTCAATTTTTCCTTCAGTTTCTAGATTAATAGAACATAATGATTTACAGAAAATTCTTGTCGTTTTACTTTTATTAAATTGTGTTAAATTTCCAGAAACAATCGCCCTATTTAGAAAATAATCACCAGTTGAATCCATTTTTTCAAAATTGCAATTTATTAGTTTGTAAAGATTATCGCTAAAAAGTGGAATTTCTCCGTAAAATCGCACTAAAGAATCTTTTATTGTAACATCTTTAAAATTTCCACGTGCTAAAAATTTGCATTCATCATCAAATTCAAACCAACAATCTAAAAATTCTAATTGAGTATTAACATCAGATTCAAAAGCGTGTTTAACTTCGTTTCCTTTAACTACTATTTTACATTGTTCAAAAATTAATCTTTGGTGTTTTATTTGAACATAATCGCTATCATCTAGTTCGATATATTTGTTATAAACAACTACTTCATCATCTTTTGCATTCAAAAAGGTTTGAAGTTTTTTTGAATTTAATAATTCTTTACTTAAATCATTATTAAAATTATACATTCTAATCATTTCTATAGTAAATGATATAAATCTTTTAAAGATATTTCATCATAATCTAATTTATATTTTATTCTATTGAGTATTGCTGGTGTATTTGTTCCTAAATCTCCAACATACACATATTCATTATTTTCCGAAATATAAAAACTTCCTCTAACTTCTATAAATCCCATTTCACATTTGTCAAAACATTTTTCTATAATTTCAGAAAATTCATCTCTGGTTTGATTTGGATTTTTTACATTTTCTAAAACTCTTACATAAATTTTATCATCTTTAAAAGATAATTTTATATTTCTTGGTAAATCTAATTTTAATAAAATTATAAACTTTCTTTTGTTTTCTATGTTTTTAAATATATCAAAAAAATTAATTTTCATTTTAATCTCCTTAGCAATCAACGACAATCGCAAAATCTGGCTTATCCATTTTTACAAAATGAAAATCTTCATTTAATTTTTCTGTTCTAATAGAAGCTTCTTTAATAGTTGTTTCAAAATCAGATTCCATAAAAAGAATTCTAACCTCATCATCTAACATCTCTAGGTGTTTAGTTTCTAAATCTTTAAGTAGATTTAGTAATTCTCTGTTTGTCATGTTATCTCCTTTAATTTATATAAAACAATTATATCTTTTTAAGTTTAAAGTTTTATTAAAAACTTTAATTTTCATTTAAATATTTTATAATAAATTTAGCATTTTCATCTGATAAACCGCAAGAACAATCTATTTTAGTTCCAAAAAATGGAATTTTATCTTTTTTATTTTGTATTAATTTATCAACATTTTCAATTAATATTTCATCATCTATAACATAAAATCTATCAACTTCATATTTTTCAACATATTCTAATATAAAATAAATCCAATTTCCTGCTTTAGGTATTGCAGATTCAATTTTTTCAATATATTTAAAATTATATTCTTCTAAAATTCTAATCACATCTACCATACACCATCCAGTATTTAAAACAATATTTGCATTTGTTTGAGAAATAATGTATTCTAATCTTTTAACTAAATGGAATTCCATTCTGTTTATTGTATCACTAAAATATCCATCATACTCAACTGAATTAGTTTTATATGATTCACTGTAAATATTTAATACACCATCTACATCTAAAAATATAACTTTATTCATTTTATTCCCTTAATAAATTTATAGTGGGTAAAAATACGGTTTATCATTTTTATCAATATATTCTCTGATAATTTTTCTTTCATATTTTCTTAATAACTTTAAAACATTATTTTTTAAAATTTCTACGTCTTCATTTTTATCCAATAAAATCTTTAAATCTATTCTCAAATCTTGTATATTATTCTCCAGATAATAATAATTTGAATAATCTCTATCATATTCATTCATATTTCAACCTTTGTTAAACAATATATTACATTAATCATTATATAAGGTTAAACGTATTACTTTATCAAAAGTATCATACCCAACACAACTATATCCTGGATTATTTTCTTCAATACCTCGTAAATAACTTACTTCAAAAGTCTTGTCTAATAACCATTAAAGAGTATCATTATTTCCATTTTTGTCTATGTATTCTTGAGTTAGATCATGCAGTTCAGTTAAATCTTGTGAATTAAGTTTTTTCATCACTTCAACCATAACTGATCTGGGTGCAGTGAAGAAATCGTTGATTAATGGATTCATTTTATTCTCCTTATATCAAATTAATAGTATATTTTATTGAGCTTGTCTCATAAATTCTTCAAAATCTTCAACGAATAGATCAGGTAGTTGAACAGATTTTGTTTTATCTTCATCCCAGCAACCTCTGTATGTATAATGTACAAATAAATGACCATCTTTAGTTAAGAATGTTATATCCTCAGGCTCAGCACTTCTAAAATAACAAAGCTCTTCTTTTAATTGCTCTAGTGAGCTTGCATCTGAATCTAAGACTCTATCGACTTTTTCACGTAGGTAATATTCGAAATTACTTAGTTGTTCTATTAGTTTCATTTCTATCTCCTTTAATTTGTTTTATTAAGATAATAATATCAAAATAAGTTTAGGTTTTGTTTAAACCTTTTAAATTTTTAACACATTTCAAAAATATGTTAAAAAATTCGTAAATTTTTAACACATTTTTGAATTTTATAAGTTTTATTATGAATTTTATGTGATTCATCAATATACCAAATATCAGAATTAAATCCATAATACAGATCTATTAATTCTATTTCTTTATCAAAAACTAAGTGATCCTTCATAATAGAATAATACTTATTTGTTGTTTTTTCATCAAATCGAATTATTTTATTATCCAGATATCCATAATTTTTTAAAGATATATTTTGATTATACTTATAATAAAATACATCTTTAATTACTTTTTCATCTATTTTAATATTCTTAAGAAGAACTAAATCTTTAAACCATTTAGTTCTAACAGTAATAAAATCTTTTAAATCAAATCCAAATTCTTGAGACATTTTAATTGTTAATTCTAATCTAGGATCATTAAAAGTGTATTCATAATTAATAGATGAAATATTTTTCCAGTGTTTATTAATTCTATATTTGTATTCATAATCAGTATATAGCCAAAAATTTGGATGATTTTCAAGTAATATCATATTCTAACAACCTTTATAAATCATCAACTTATTTTATTTGTATTGTAAAAACTAATACAGTCGTTAGTGTCATTTGTGTTTGCTGCGTGACAACAAATAGAATTTACAATTACCGGTGTGTATACTACACCACTATTCCTTATAAGTTTAGCTAATGCTAAAGCTTCTTCAGGAAATACTTTTCGCATGATACCTAAAGCGCCATTTACGTCTGCGTTGATTATTACACCTGTAGATGATTTAAATAATCCTCTATGGAGACGAATTCCAGCGTATTTATTATGATATTTCATCTCTTCAGCTATAAAATGATCTATCTTGCTTGTGTATGCTTCTTCAGTTAAGATAACCTCGACACCTATCTCCTCACACTTATAAACCAGTTGGTCTATAAACTGCTTGTGTGGTATAGAGATAAAGTTTTGGTTATTTCTCTTACCCATGTTACTGAATTGTTTCCAATCTTCGTTTAAGCCTATAACAAGTGTAGAGATTTTTCTCTCTTTTAATTCTTTTATTATAAGAGAGCTAGATTGATGTAAGAAGTTCTGCATAAACATAGATCGCTTTAAGCCTAATTGTTGAATATTGTTTGATGAGTATCGTCCATCTTTTAACTTAGATCGCATTTTCGCTTTTGTTTTGTGATAATATTGATTAAAAGCCTTAGCCCCTTTGCCGTTGATAATAAAAGGTTGATAGCCTTGATTATCTAAGAAGGTTACAAAGTTATTAATGCCTAAATCAATAGAAGCGATTGCACCTTTAGTTGTTTCAGTTTGAACAACCTCTTTTTGGTAAACAACTTCAACTATAAAACAAGCAGTTGCCGGTATTAATCTTACTTGTTTTATACTTGAAGCTTTTGATCTTATAGGCTTTAGATTGGTTTGTTTAGGAAACTTGATCAAGCCATTTTTTAAAATGGCTTGTTGATTAGTAAAAATTGCAACAGAATATCCTTTTTCACCCCTTTGTTTGTATTTTGGAGGTTTAGGACAACCCAAGAACTTGCTTTTATTTTTTTTATAAGATTTAATTGCTTGAAAATAAGCCTTCCAGTTCTTATAAAGAAGTTTAATCACCTGTTGAGAAGTTTGAGCTGGTAAAGCTCTATAATCAACTTGATCTTCTTTGGTTAGTATACTACTAAGCTCAAATTCATTATGTAGTCCTTCTTGTTTAAAAAAACTCTGTCTTAAGATATAATTTGTATAATTATATAAATTTTTACATTTATGACATATATCTTTTATGTTGGAGTAATTCTTATCTGTTTTTTTTATAATATGTCGCTCTACTCTAATAAATTTTATTGACATATATTTCTCCTAAATTTTTAACATCTAATATAACTCTTTTTTTAATTATTTATTAATTATAACACTAAAATCTTAAAATAAATTGAAAATATAACCAAAAATTTGGATGATTTTCAAGTAATATCACTAAAAATTCCTTTAAAAGATGTTATCCTATTTTATTAAAATATAAGTGTTTTGATCATCACCTTGAACATCTTGAAGAATTAATTCTTTGTAACCACCACCTTCAAATTCATTTGGAAAAACTTCCTTTCTTTCAGTTTTTGTTACAAACCAAACCTTTGAGTCTTTTGGAAATGTTTCCAAATATTTAATTAATCTTTCAACTGTAAATTTCATTTTTAAAATCCTTTTGATATCATATAGTCTTTATATTTTAAACAATTATAATTAATGTTTAATTCTTTAATGTTACAATTTTCTGGAATTATATTTAAAATATTTGTCTTTTCTGATGAAAATAAAATAAATTTATAATTAAATATGTCTTTTAAATATTTATAATCTATTTCTCCATTATACTGTAAATTATTTGTATTTTCATAAGGTGGATCAATTAAAAATAATGTATTTTTATCTTTATATTCTAAAAATAAATCATAAAAATCTTTTTGAACTCTTGTTACATTTTTTAAATAATCTGATTCTTTATATTCATTTATTGAATTAATAAAATAAGTTTTTTCATTTAATAAATCATCTTTTGTTTTAATAAATTTTAATGGAAAACAATATTTTGATGACAAAGTTATAACATCTAAATATTCAGCATTTTCAAAAATTTCTTTCATTCTTTTAATTTTTATTGGATCATCTATTTTAGTTTTTCTTTCTTGATCTTTTAAAAGTTCTTTTATTTGAGAAATAATTTTATTTGTTTTTTCCATGTTGTCTAATCTTTCTTTGAAATTATCAAAATCATTCCAAATTACTTGATACTCTCTCTCTCTCTCTTAATTTCATATGAAATTTGAGACAGCAAACCAGAGCCGCCAAATAAATCTACAACATAATCAAAATCTTTAAAGTTATTAAACTCATCAATAAACATATTAACAAAATTTTTCTTCTGTCCTTGGAAAGGTAATGGTGATTTTCTTGTCATTTTAAAAAATCCTTTATATTACTAAAAAATTAATGATTTAAAAATTCATTTATTATTAAATCATTTTCATTCATTTTAATTATATTATAATCATTATATCTATAAAAAGATCCATCTTTTATTCCATTAAATACATATTTATAAGGAATATTAAAATATTGACATTCAAAAAAACATCTTGGTTTTCTATCGATTATTTTTGAATTTTGAATATAAATCATTTCATTAAAATATTGATATAGATTAGGACATTGTAAATCTTCTCTTCTATATATCTTTTTATCTGATTTAAAATTTGGATATACACCCGAATTGTGTGGAGAATTTAAGAAAATTCCTTCTTTAGATTTAAAATCTTTAAATAAATCTAATCTTAAAGATTGTTTATAATTTATAACATTAAAATTGTCATTCATTAAAAAATTATAACATCTAAAATATTTTACTTTAGGATTATTTTTAACATTATATCCTGGTATTGCTAAAATTTCACAATTTTTTAATTTATTAGGTAAATGTTCAACTGAATATCCATCAACTAATAAAGTTTTTTCTTTTAATAATTCTGGATATTTTAAAATTGTAACATTATTGAAACATTTATTATCAACATTAAATTTGTTTTTTAAGAAAACAATTAAATTATCAATATTTTGGTGTGTATAAATTAATAATTTAACATCTTGTTTTAATTCATATAACGTATAAAAATATTCAAAGGCATTAATTATAGACCCATCTATTTTTCTATCATTATATAAATATGAAACAATTATATTCATCTAAATCTCATTTAATCAAATAATTACTTTATATAATTTTTACTCCATTTGACTAACAGCGTCATTAATTGATTTACAATATTTTTTAAAATAAGATTGATTAACATCTACTGTAATACTAAATATTACGGTTTTAAAACCTTTATTTCTACCTGTGTTTTTAAATTTAAGATATTCAAATCTTGTTTCTAAAAAATCATAAAAATCTTTAAAACTATCGTCTGGTCTACGATCTTCTTTAAATTCTATGGTTATTACATCACTTGTAGAAGATCCTGCAAACATTGTTTTGCAATTAACTGCCCTTTTTTCTTTCGCTTGTTTGTCTATAAATTTAACAAATTCACTAGATGATTCTAATAATTCTGAAAATTTCATTTTAATTCCTTTTTAATTATTTATCTTAAAAAAAAAAAAAACATTTTAATATTGTTATTGTTTAACATCGTTTATAAATAAACATATAAAATAAATTAAAAACATTATGCAAATAGCATATGTAACTAATACTACTTCTTGCATTATTTTATAGCTTTTTTAAAACTAGAATATAATACTTTTCTACAATCAAAAACATACAAAAATAATATTAATGATACTACACTTATTAGAATATCCATTATCTTAAACCTTTCATTGTTATTGTTAATTCAAATCTGTTATCATCTATAAAATATTTTTGACCATCGTTAAAAACATCTGAAAACATTTTATATTCTGCATCATCTAGTGTTGCTTCTTTATCTACATTAGTAAAATTTATTTTAACTTCTTCATCTAATAAATTAGAGTGTTTTTTCTCTAATTCTTTTAATCTTTGAAGTAACTCTCTGTTTGTCATTTTATCTCCTTTAATTTGTTTTGTTAAGATAATAATATCAAAATAAGTTTAAAGATTTATTAAAAATTATTCAAATCAATGAAAATTACTCTCGGATCGTGCAATAATTCGTTTAATTTTAAAATTACTTTTAAACATTCTTCATCATTTTCAACATTAACATAAAAATATGTTTCATTACCGGTGTTTGTTCTAAGTAATAATTCATAAGTATCTGTAAAATAAATTTGTTCAATACTATCAGTGTTAATTATTGTGTCATCAATTTGTTTTAACATTATTTCCCCTTTAATATAAAATAAATCCTGGTTCTATAAGAATTTTAACAAAATCATAGTTTTTTGTATTAAAAAATTCAATTAAACCTGTATCAAATAATGATTTATCTACATTAAATCGTTCAAATATTTCTTTTCTATTTAATCTTTCTTTTGTAACAAAAACTTCTGAATAATCTTTAACTTTCAAACAAACTCTCCAATAAACTCTATTATCATTAAATTTAATTAAATCTTTTAAAAATAATTTTTCATTTATTACATTTAAATCAAAATCTTTATAAATCACGGTGTCGCCAGATTTATGCCTGATAATAAATGGATTGTGTCTTAAAATCTTACCTTCATCACATAATTTTAAATAATACATTTTAAAATCCTTTAATAAACACTTAAATCAATATTTTCTATAAGTTTTAGAAAATAATCTTTATCTTGCATTATTTCTGAAAGTATTGAAACAATATAATCAGAACAAGAGCAAACTTCTAAAACATTTTTATTAAATCTAACTGGTGAAGCGCCGCCATAAGGTTGCAAATTCCAAAATACTATTTTAACATCTGGATTAATTTTTTTGTATTGAGAAATATATTTTTCTATTGTATAATTATAAAAATCATTAGAATAAAGTTGCATATCGGTGAAAATTATAATATTATCTACAAAGGTTTGTTTTTTAATTAATTTTTCAAGAGGAGCTTCGATATCTGTTCCACCACCTTGACATTCAACGTTAGATATAAATGAATATGGATCTGTATTATCAACTAATCTACAGTCGTCTGCCCACAAGTAAATGAGTGTATTTTCATTCATTAAAGAAGCACAAAGAGATTTACCATAATCAAATGGTCTTCCGTGCATACTTCCAGATTCATCTAATAATAAAGCCGTTCTACCTTTTAAATTTAAATTTTCAGAAGATATTGTCATTGCTTTAACTAATGTTTTTCTTATATATGTTATATAAAATTGATCAATATTTAATTTACTTAAAGATTTAAAAGCATCATAAAATCTAAATGGTAAAATTTTAGAATTTTTAATTTGATTTTTATTTAATAATCTGTTACAAATAAATTCAACACACTCTTTAACATCTTCGCAATTTTCTAAAATATTACAAATATTTTTTACCATTGCCATATATCCAAGTTTTTGAATTTTATCGATATCATAAACTACTTTTGAAGCATTTAATGTTTGAGCTGTTTGGATATTTGGCAACTTGTCTTCAATTATATCTTTAAAAACATCTAAAGAATTATCAAAATTTTTATTATATTCTTTTAAAGAAGGATGAACTAATTTCACAATATCTTTTAATTTAACTTTTAACTTAGTTCCAGAATATTTTTTAAGTTGATAAATATCCCATTTTTTCTCAAGAGCTTTTTTTGCAGCTCTTTTAAAAGAATTAACGTTTTTACAATTGCTTAAAGCCATTAAATCAGTTAAATCATCTGGACGAACAAATGATTTATATAGAGCTTTCGATAAAAACTCCTTACCGTTTGCATTTTTCATTAAATAATCTGCTAGAGATTTTGCAACTAGTCTTAATCCTATTTCATTTCTTGCAAATACCATTAATTTTGCAATAAATTCAAGATCACCAACTTCATCTAATACTCTAATAAGATTTTCTTCTTGAGAATCCTGATCCATATAATATGTATCTTTATTATTTAAAGTATTTAAAATAATAGAAATTAATTCTTGTTTATGATTATTTCTTTCAAATGCTGTTCCACCAGCTAAATTGGTAGTTGTATTAGTTTTTGAAGGTTGATTAAGAGCGGACATTTGTTCTCCTTTAAAATTTTAAAAGAATCCAATAAAATCAAGTTCAATTCAATTGTTCCAAAATTACGATGTATTTGAACTTTGTGATTTGGATTCTTTTAAAGTTTAAATATTTCTAATTATATAATATAATTCTTTAATTTTTCATAAATTTTTCAAAATCTTCAATAAATAAATCAGGTAAAGTTACAACTTCTGTGTGATAATCTGCATCTATCGGATCTTGAAAACTATAAATCAAATAAATTGAATTTGAATCAGCACTAAATGAAAAATCTGAATACTCATCAAAATATTTTAATTGGTCTTTTAACTCTTTTAAAGATTCTTTTTCTGAATCTTTAACTTCGTAAACTCTTCTTCTTAAATCTTTTGAAAGATTATTTAGTAGTTGTTTTAACATAATATCTCCTTTAATTTGTTTTGTTAAAATAATAATATCAAAATAAGTTTAGGTTAAGATTAAATTTTAATCATTTTCCTTTTACAATTTCAAAGTTTTCTCTATTTAGAGAATCTTTAATGATTTTATCATATTTAGTTAATTTATTATGTGTAGAAACATCACAAAAATTTCTCTTTTCACTTATTTTAACTATATAAATATCAAAAAATTTATTTATTTCTTTTATATATACATCATCTAAATATTGTATTTTAAAATCTTTTTCAAATTGTGCTAAAACTCTAATATATTTTAAGTCATGAGAAATTTTTATTAAAAAACATTTATTAGATTCTAAAATAAAATGTGAACTTTTTTGATTCTTAATAATATCAAAATTTTTAATTATTAAATCTTTTATATTATAACTTTTATTAAAATAAATTGTATAATTTTTGTAAGTAATTTTCATAATATCTCCTTTAATAGAGATAATTATATCATAATAAAATTAAAGAAAAATAAAAGTCACAATAAAATCGATTTTGAGCGAGAAAAACTTCTCTAATTTTAGGAATTTCTTTATTTAAAGATAGTAAATTTCCTATAAAAATCTATCTAAAGAGTGAAACCAATTGTTACAATCACATGTGCAATAATTACGATGTAATCAAAATCTGTAATTTGTGACTTTTATTAATTAACTTAATAGGTACTTAAAATAAAATTATATAATATTTATCTTTAATAATACATCAATCCTTGAAGCTTTCGAGATTTTTCTTCAGAATCTTCTAATTTTAATGTTTCTTCTATTTCTTTTAGTTTTAATTTGTTATATTGATAAGAAGTTGGAGTTAATCCAATTAATCCACGTTCATCCGTATCTTCGACAGATTCAAATGTAAATGTTCTATTATTTTTAAGTTTTGTAAAACATTCAGCTGCTGAATTAACACTAAATTTTCCCAATTTAAACTCAGTTTTACCATCACAGTAATATGCAATTTTATCTTTTACTAACAAATAAGCTTCTTGATTGTATTTTTTTCTTAATTTTTCAAAGAAAATTTCTGCAAATTCTAAACGTTCTTTTTTAAAGAAAACCATAAATGTATTTTCAGAAACAGTTACCTTTGAACCATCTTCTTTTGTTTCTATATAAGATCCTTTTACTTTTGAAAATCCAAAATCACCTTTTTTAATATCAATTTCAAGAGATTTTTCTCTTTCTTTTCTTTCTTTAGGATCTGTTATTTCATTTCTTTCTGCAGAAATACAAACACAACAATTTTCTTCTACGTGTTGAAAAACTCTTGCAAGATTTGTTTCATTTAAAGAATCTTTTGTTTCTAATAATTCACTAAATTTCATATTTAATCCTATTTTATATTATTTATAATTTCAAAACAAAAATCAAAAATTTCATCTTGTTCTGCTTTAGCATATTTAAATGAAACTTCTTGAATTTTTTTCATTATTAAATCTGTTACTCTATCTATTTCTTCTTCTGAAGAATCTTTAACTTTATTAAGTTCTTTAATAATCATATTTTCGAGATATGATTTATCTCTTTGTGATATCATTTTAGATCCTCTAACTCTTTTGTATAATATTTTAAAGTTTGCTCTAGATCAAAAATTAAAATCTCTAATCTTGTATTAAATTGATCTTCGCTTAAATTATTATTCTCTAACATAAAATTTCTTTTCTTATTAATAAGATCGAAATTTGTGTTTTGTATAATTTCTTGAATTTTATCAAATTTTTTCATTTTAGATCTCCTTATATTTTATTTAAAATTCTTAAATACTTATATAAAACATCTGAAATTTTATATTTTGTATTTTCTATATCATCTGTATCATATTCATTATCTAAATCTTCAACATATTCAGATAAATCTTTTATCTCTTTTTCTATATCTTCTAACATTGAAGATAAACATTCTTTTCTTTCCATTGTATCTCCTTTAATTTGTTTTATTAAGATAATAATATCAAATTAAGTTTAAAGTTTTATTAAATTCATACAATTTTCTAAAGTTTTTACATAACACTTAGTAAATTGATTTTTATTTGGTTCTTCTATAATAGAAATTTGATTTTTAATTATTTTATTGAATTTCATACAATAAGTTAATAGAGGTAATTTTTGATATTTTAAATCATCTAATGTATCTTTACAAAATCGAATTGCTTCTGAAACTGCTACTTTTGATTTTGATTTAGAATAATTTTCTAAATAATTATCTAATAATATTATAGAATTAGTATAAAATTTTGTTGTTTGCACAATATCTCCTAAAATGGCAGATAATTTGCGAATCGAACACAAGTCTTCTGATTTGGAGTCAGATATTCTGCCACTGAACTAATTACCTATTTTAAAAAGAAGTCTAGTGCAAGGGATGATCTTGCCTCTTGAGATATTTATCACCTCTTAAGTGTCCCAACTTAATCGACAAACCTAGACATATTTAAAAATTGGATGGATCTCCAGACTCGAACCTGGATTTTTGCGGCCAAAGCACAAAGTCCTACCTTTAGACGAAGATCCAAAATGGTGACCTCAACGGAATTCGAATCCGTATTCCTACCGTGAAAGGGTAGTGTCCTAACCATTAGACGATGAAGCCATAAAAATAATTCAATCTCCGATCAAATGCTGATACAAATGTATCTCGTTACCGGTTACCACTTGTCAGTTTTAATACCTATCAAGAAATATAACACCGCATTTCTTGAAGTGTCCCAGCTACAGTTCTGTGTTATCTCTAGTCCGTAGTTAGAGATCAAATTATTTTTTTAAGATTTTTAATTTTTAGTGATTTAAAAATCTTAAAAAGTGACTAAACGTTTGTCTTCACCTATTAGTAAGATCTACTTATTCTTAAGTGCACTGAACTTTCGATTTTAAACTTACCCACCGACCCTACTTCTCTGAGACTTTAAAAAATTAAAGTTGATAACCCCATTATCATTCTCGGCCAAATTCTCCAAGATTGTCGAAAATATATATTGAATTTGCAACTTCTTTATATACCCAATCTTTTCAAACCCTATCTAGATTCGAACTAGAGACTCAGATTATATAGTCACTTTTTAAGATTTTTAAACATTTATAAGTAAAAGAACTTTTGATATTTTAATTATATCATAAAAACATTAAAATAAAATTAAACTTTTTATAAAGTTTGTTTAAAACGTTTTATATATTTATTATATCATAAATAAGTTTAAAGTTTTATTAAACTCAGTTGAAAATTTTTAAATAACAGCAACCCCCAAAATATTATAAATAACATTATGAACTATATCGAAATCTTTTTCAGAGCAAGGATCTGGGATATAAACTCTAAAAACTAAAGAACCATCAACAGCTTTCATAACTTTATTTGTTCCATATCTAGAATATTTATTATCAAATACAATTTTAATCATTCTATTTTCATAAAATATCTCTAAATCAGATTCTTTTAAATTACCTGAAAAATAACTTAATTCTTCTTTAAATCTAATTTTAAAAATCTCTAGATTATCCAATAAATCAGATTTTATTCTATGATGTTCTAATTCATTATCTATTAAAGCTTTGAAATTTGATTTTAAATCTTCCATTTGTTCTCCTTTTAAAATGGCTCCAGATACTGGATTCGAACCAGTAACCAAGTGATTAACAGTCACCTACTCTACCGTTGAGCTAATCTGGAACATAAAAATCTGGAGGAAACTGTGGGATTCGAACCCACGGGGCTTTTACACCCGACAGTTTTCAAGACTGCTACAATAAACCAACTCTGTCAAGTTTCCATATATAATGGTGCGGATATCCAGACTCGAACTGGAACGCTTTTTTAAGGCGAGGCGTTTTAAGCG